CTACATCTAGTCGTAGGAGATTCTAAACTAACGTGGAAACCGCACCTGTCAGTGCATTGTCTCGCCATCAGTTAGCGGTCGACTCACCAACTGCTCACTCTTCTAGGCGAAGAAGAGGCCGACATCCGTGGTTCAGCTCACGCCCGAGCACTCCGACATACGCTATTTCAAACGCTGCCGTTCCTAGGATACATGTGCTCTTAGGAGTGTGGATGGGTAAGGATTCGAACCTTACATGGTTCTATTAATGATCGGCCAAGTCATTAACAGAACGCCAACAGAACTGTTTGCCGCTAGCACGTCTGGAAAAGTATCCTAACAGTTGCGCGTTACCCTTTCCGCCACCATCCATGTTGGGTTTACGTGACCCAAACGACACATCCATCAATTTGTTAGTGGAGACCGTTTTCTGTATTTATGCGCCATCAACATACTTGGTCTTATCCACAGGGAGTCGATGTATTTGTTATCAAATCTCCCACACATCGAAAAGGTAGGACTCGAACCTACGACCCCGCGCTTATAAGGCGCGTGCACTCACCAACTGTGCTACTTTTCGAAATGGATGGCTGAGGATTCGAACCTCAGTTTTCAGCAGCAGTTCCAAGATAGTATCAAATATCCAACAAAGATCTTCCCCATAGTCGAGATAGATTCCAAAACTGCTGCGTGCTACCTATACACTACCATCCGTATTTATATCAATTTCTGCTATTTTTGACGCATAATTGACATCATAGTAGCAGAAAGGAGGCATCCCACCAACTGACTTAAGTCTTTCACCTATGGGATACGTCGCTCTTGCAGGTGACGATGTTGTTTCTGTTACGAGCTCCAGATATGAAAATCATGCGTGGCTCCAGACTTGAACTGGAGATTACGGCTTTTTACCTACAGTACCAAATAACACTTGAATTCCCATCAATACCAATAATAATTCGCCGTGTACTTCCTTTGTACTACCACGCACGTGGCGCAGGACGCGCCACGCTCGCGATGCTACTATTCAGCCCCAAAAGGCTATAAAAACCTTTCTAGGCACAGCCCTTGGTGGTGCCGCCCCACCTCAAACGGCGTCAAAGGCCGTTGCACTACTGTTATGCTAAAGGGCTTCGGCGCGGGGATAGTTAGAGGTCTGTCATTATTTTCTCACCTAGAGGACGCCATATCCGTGGCCGCTTCATGTTGGTTAAGTTAATAGTTACATCCCGCGCACATATTTAATTATGGTATCAGTATACGTTTAATTTTAGTCTTTGTCAACACCTTTTTTTTGATTTTTTCAAAATTTTGTAGCGTGTCAATAAAAACTCTCTTTCATCGGTTCTTTCGAACTCTTTTTTGCCCGTCGTAGCGCTGTTTATGCAACGCCATTTATAATCTTCTGTAATTTCTATCACGTTTATTATCTGACCTTCCTCAAGAGGATTCTTTTCGAAGTAAGCCTTGCGAACTTTATACTTCTCCGTCTTGCCAGTCTTCAGCTGATACAGTGAAACCATTCGTGATGCGTTGCCAGTAATCTTCGTAATGTAATAGTAATGTTCCGCAATGTCTGGTAATGTCAACGAAATGTATCCCAGTAATTCGTTCTCGTAACGTATTCGATCAATAAGTGACGTTTCGTGTCGGTTTTCACGCGCATTCATGTCGGTTATTAATGGCCGCATGTCAGAAATTTTTATCTGTTTTTCTGTGATTTTTTCCGCAAACGGTTTCACACGTGTCAAATCTAAGCTAAATGTATCCAAATCTGATACTTTTAGCGTCTTTTTATCGCGTAACTTCCTGTAGTTTTCAATTTGAGCAAGGAGATCATTAATATCTCCGAACTCCTCAAAGAAATTGAGCTTGACCAGGATATCCAACTGTCTGCTATCACATGATGTTTTGTCAGTAATGTCATATAAAAGATCCGTAAATGTCTCATATTTGTAGTTACGGAGCGAATATAATTCTTCTGCAAGTTGGTTTGACATATACTTTATTGATGCAATTCCTTTATAGATGATTTTGTTATCTGGATCACACGAGTATTCACCACGCGAAAATCCAAATCTGATACCCTCAATTGCAATGCCTTTACTCTGCGCTATCTTCGTACCGTTCTGAATATCATCATCATTCTTAGCACAATTCAAGAACGCTGTGCAGAATTGTACTGGATAGTGATACTTCAGATACCCCATCATGTAAGACAACATACTGTATGCAATACTATGATTTCGTCCAAATTGATACGCGCTTGACGAAGCAATAACATCAAGAAATTCTTTTGCTTCTTCCTCAGCCTCTTTGCGCGGCTTATCAGACTTTGCACAGTACCCATCCAGTATCTTAGGAAGTGCAGCATTAACCTCTTCTTCTTTCTTCTTACCAATGGCACGTCGTACTGTATCAGCTTCAGATCCAGAGAATCCACATATCTGCTGAAGGAATGCAATGGTGTCCTCTTGATATACCAAGAAACCAAGATTCGTCTTAAGCATATTATCTATGATTTCAGAAGGATTCTTATGAACTCTTCTGGATAACAAATCATCTCTGTACGTTTCACCAGATGGTCTGATACATGCATTTACCAGACTCAGTTCGTCAACACTGGTTGGATGCATCTTCTTCAAGCAATCACCACTGTAATCAGATTCAAACTGAAAGATCGCTGTATGATCATTTGCTATATCGTCATACACTTCTTGGTCATCCCAATCCACTTCATCAGCACGTGGGAAGTTTTTGCCAAGCATTTTATATACCTTGTCAATTACACCAACAGACTTGAGGCCAAGAATGTCATACTTGATCTGTCCCATATCGTGACACTGATCCATATCAAGCGGTAAGATAACCTGTCCATCAGAGCCATAAAAACCGCTACAATTATCCACTAGATTGACAGAACTGACTATCAGTCCAGCAGGATGTTGGCTCTGAGATACAATACAATCAAGCAATCCATCATAATAATAAAATAGATCTGGATAATCATGCTTGGCCTTGTCTGGATCTTCTTCGTATTCCTTTTTAATATCTTTGATCTTCTCCAGTGTATATTCTGTTGTTGTATTTGTGCGCTCAGCCTTAACTCTGAACGCCTTGCCAATCACATCTATTACAGATTTATCAGCTAGCGTACCCATGGCCAGGATATATGCAGTCTTATCAGAGCCAAACCGATTAATGATATAGTCATAGACCTTTTGTCTGTCATCTTCATACCAGTCTGTATCAATATCTCCAGCCTCAACCCTGTTCTCGTTCGCAAATCTGGAGAATATTGTATGCCACTTAATAGGATCAACATCTGTTATATTCGCCATGTATGCCACTGTGCTACCCGCAACAGAACCACGTGCAAATCCTGTTGCAATATGATTTTCACGCGCCCATGTCATTATCTCAGACATGAATAACATGAATCCAATCATATCAATCTTCTTAAATACTCGCATTTCCTCCTTGATATTCTCTATGTACTGCTTATCATCAGAGATAATGCCAGCCTTCCGCTTCTCCTTATAATTCTTCTTGATAATATCCCACAATACCTCTTCGTCGCGCTCTCCGTAAAGAATTGGATATTTGTTATGAGTATCAATCTTAATTTCTTCGACAGAATCAGCCATCCTATTTGTATTTTCAATGGCTTCAAGAACAACATCCATAGGAAGAGAATTCTGTTCTTCAAATGCCGCAACCAATTCATCGTACGTTTTGTACGTCAGATCGCACTCATTCTCATCGTCACCCCAGGCACCATCCGTCTTACCATACTGTAGCATTGTGCGGCATTCGGCCTTATATTTATTCAAGCTATGCGTATCCGTAGCCGCGATTAATGGCTTATGAAATTTCTGTGACATTCTGTATAGATACTGATTGAACTCAATCTGGTCCTGCATATTATGATACTGGATTTCATAGTAATCATAATGCTGCAGCAGCCTTGTCATCATCTTTTTATCAGCGTCTGTAATACCACGCGCCTTAACATTCTGTCTGTATCTGTTAAGTGGACTCTGTACACAGGCGGATATTTTGATAATATGGTCACTAATCTCAAGAAACTCATCAAAAGATAAACGCCACTTATAGTACATATGATCTGGCCGAGAACTCTTGTATACCAGATTATTTAATTCAACAAATCCATCCCAGTCGCGTGCAATTAGTATTGTATGATAATTGTCGCGAATATTCTTGTCATCTTTATCATCTGGATTCTTAAATCTTTCAGTTAGATAACATTCGACGCCATGCAAATACTTTAATCCCTTTGATTCGGCATACAATTTCTTTCCAAACCACTGGTACAAATTTCCATGTTCCGTGAAACATATTGCTTTCTGCCCAATTGAAGCAGCGTAATCAATATACTCTTGATAACTTGTACAAGAATCTAATAAAGAATTACTACTATGAAGGTGATATGTCACATAATTGTTCTGCATTATCATATCCTCTGACTATCGAGCAAGTTGTATTGGGTCGCCAATTATGGGCAATTTGTCGCATTCAAATACCATACCATTAGAATTGACATCGCCCAAAACATCTCCGCCAATAATATATACATTCTCACATTTTTTAATATCGCCAATGACACCACCATATACAACCACATTGTCAACATTATCGATATTACCGTTGACACCATTATTTATTACTACCGTCTTGGTTTTCATTATTCCTCCATTACCTTAAACAAACTATTATCTGACGGATCGGAAATACAAGAAAAATTAACGCGCATATCGCAATATTTACTACTTAGAAAACGATGAGTGGTGTTGTCTATATAATCTATATATGTTGGTTCACTACTTACTTCCAATGCTTCCAAATGTGGTATTGCACGAGTAGTTATGGTAGTATTATTACCAACAAAATAATTGATATAACATGGCTCTCCATCTCGCAACCAAGTGGCCCAGTCAAAATACATCGTGCCACAATATTCGCACTTTACTCTGTACGGATCTATTGGAGACCCGCAGTTAGGACAGTTCTTCATTTGCTTATCCTCTCTAATTATTCTATGATCTTCGCAAAGTCATCTTTATATACGAATTTGTCTTTCATAAAATGTCCGAAACCAATGACCTTACTTCCCCATCCACCAGAACCTTCCAGTACAATTCTACAAGGAATATTTTTGAATCTACTCAAAACAAATCCATCTTCATCCGTCAAGTCAAATAATTCCACTAATGCTTTAATTTGCCAGCCAATATTATCTGTGTTATTATAATCATGATATAAACTACATGACTTTGTCCAAATATCAAGACTCACTACATTTCCGAAATGTCCAATACAAACAATATCACTGCCAGTAATCATGTTGTTTTCTACAGAATTACCATCATTTAAAATTTGATCCTGTGTTTTTACAATGTCTTTTAATTTCATTTTTATTCTCCTAACTTTTCGCCACATACAGGACAGTAATTAATTAATGTTATAGTGTCTCTATTATAGTAATCATCACCAACGCAGCTAAATAGATAATGATTAATATTATCTTTGTATATAATATTGTGTGGCAGAGTATCATCATAAGAAGATGCTATTAACCAGTGATCAAGCTCATTTCTTGTATATATTTTATTTTCACATAATACACACATATATAATCCTCTAATGAAAAAGATGTATTTATTCTCTATCGGTATTGTAGCATTATCAAAATTATTTCAAGAAATATTCGTAAATATTATCTTTGTGAAACAATCTTGGTAATATCTTGATTAATCCATGATACGAACACTTTTTGTTCATCTGTTTTATTATTACAGTAATCAATCCAAGTCTGATCATTGCTATTGTCGTAATCTACTCCAGATGCATCGAAATATCCATCTGTCAATAAAGTAGACATTAACCATCTAGCACAATTGTTCGTCTCGCAATCGATTGTATATTTATGTTTCGTAGACCATACTTCTACAAATCTATCGGCCCCACCCAATTGACACGCATGATCGAATTCTATTATTTTATTTCCAAATTTAATTCTCATCTTTCTTCCCCAATGAAAATAACCTTTTATTTGCATATCCTCAAGATCCGCTTTGTCTGCCATTCTTCTATTATTCTTTTGACGCTGCACCCAAAACGAATGATCTTATCGCAATCCTCACAACAGCTATTCTGTTCACAGAAAGACCAGAAATATCCGTATACTCTATCTGGATTACGTCTATGTCTTCCCTGTTCTAATTCTTCTCTTGTCATCTTCTCTCCAATCAAATCAACTTTTAATCTGTTCCTTTTCTCTTTCTTCAATTAATTGCTTAAAATACCTATAAACAGGGCATCCTTCATCTGGTGTTCCCCAACATCCAGCAGTTCGGCAAGGACATCCATCATACAACCAACATCGTTTATTTGACTGATTATATATGGTTATCATAAATACCTCCTATTAAATCAATCTTTTCTACTATTCCATCTAACAATTACATCTTTTTCAGTATCATGTTTTACAGTACAACGGCATTTATAACATTCTATTTCCCACCAATCAGGGTTTTTGTCTCCGTATTGATCTATAGACGTTGTAATATTATGACGAATCATAATATATTCGTCATTACCACAAAACGGGCATGTTTTAATATCGCAATATTCTTTTGCTGTTTTAATAATATCGTACATATATGCCTCATAGAATTATTCTTTAATTGACTCTGCATATTTTCCTAAAACATACCCAACTCTCTTTAGACATTTTTCGCATAAGTACATGCTATAATGTGGAAATTGTATTCTCCACATTTCAATTCCATCACTTGTTCCTTTTCCACATTCACCACAAGAACCAAATCTTGACGCACCTTTTAATGTATTTGCTTTCTGTATCTCCATTTCATTATCCTCATGAAATATTCTTTGATTGAATATTATTTCTTGTTTTGCCATCTGAAATATAAGTATTATAATTGTTAACAATGCTATTCAAACAAATACTATTGTTTTCGTTATAATGTGTAAAAAAGAAACTTATTTTCCAATCAAGATGCCCATAGCTAGTAAAGTCTTTTAACACTCTAGTTTCCAGATTACCCAAATCCAAAATCCCATAACGCAAATTTCCTTGCCATTCATTCCAGATATTTGTTTTATCAGTAGTAATATGATTACTTATTCCATCCATTTCACATTCAGTATCAAATCTGCCAACACCATGTCGAGTAAGATAGGTGCGACTTACATATACCACTTCTACATCTACATCATTTGGCAAATTGTTTATCATTTCTGATGGATTTTGTAATCCAGTATTACTTGGAGTAGTATTTTTGCCGTATCCCTCTATATTCTGATCCAATAGTAGCCCTTGACCATTTTCAAAAATAATGTCATCATAAACCCTCATGATAGAATCATCAGTAAATATTGAGTTGCTGATTAGCAAATTGAAATCATAAATATAATTTGGTATAAGATTAGCAGAGTAAATAATGTCGTCCCATTTTGTATAGCCGCTAATACCTTTTGAACTAATTCTATTACGAAAATAATTATCACGCACAAACTCAAGATACCTAATCTTCTCTTCTTCCGATTTTGCTGCGAACTCTCCAACTGTAATACCATTTCGCAAAATTGTTTCCCAGATTCCACATCCACAACTTCCATGGCGATTTGATCCACGAGATTCCTCAATCATCATATTTGCCAACATATCGAACGGTGTAGTTAGTGGGCAATTTTTATTAATAAATATCGGACAGCATTTTGCACCAATGGTTATTAATTCATCATATTCCTTCGCAAAATTCATAGGATTAACAATGAAATATGATGGAAGATATGTTTTTGCCCCAACAAATGTTCCTGCTCCAAAATGATGGAATACATGAGATGTTCCATTAGGGACTGTCACAGTATGACCACGCTGGCTACCACCGTTAGATAACACATTAAGACATGTTCTGCATAATCGAGAAGATTCAGCTGCAAAATAGTCTGTAACTAAACCCTTCCCCTCATCACCAGCAGAAGCTCCTATAACAACTTTAACCTTTGTAGTCATACTGATCGTGTCCTTTCTTATTTACCAACTAATTCCTTCAGTGTTAGTTGCAGTAATATTCTGCGTTCCATGATTGGTAATGATATTGATAATTGTATCAGCAATATTATCCATATTAGATTCATAATAATTATCTTCAATGAATTCCCATGACTTTTTGATGCCATCAATATCCCATTCTCTCCCATGATTAATCTGAATATGATAGATATCAAATTTTTGAGAAGCTTCATTATAAAGGTTCTTCGTTTCAACATCACCTTCAAGAGTGTCGCCTGTTAACTTTTGGAGTTGATTCATCGGCAAATATGGATTGCATCGCTCGTCTCCAATTGTGATGATAATTCCTTTTTCTCCACGTTTCCAGCAATCAAGATCACAATGTCTAGATCCCATATACCATGCAACAGTATATGATTCACTAAAGTTTCCACCGCCGCCGAATTCAAACCAGACTTTATCAAGTTGCTCCGCAATACGAATATCTGACTCAAATTGTGAAATCTGAATTGGAGAACAATCACAATAAAGATCGCCAATCCCCATAATACAAAATTCCACATCTGTAATTTTGTCGTACAAGTTAGTCATAATTTTGTTAAGTGCCTTAGCTACTTCAACAGCTGCTTGTCCCATCGACCCAGTCACGTCCAAACCTAGAATTATCGGAAATGTATTAGGATGTTCTTCTGAATCTCTGCATTCTCTCATGACATTCATGGGGTCGAGTTCATGTTCGATATGTGTATTTTTAAACATATCTTGATTTGTTGCAGTGGTTACAACATTCCCCAAAGAATCCAATTTCGCAGTATATCCACGAGTAACAGCGCTAGATGTTACATAGTTAGCAAATGTTTTTGTATCCCAACTTCCACAACCCATTATTCTTCATCCTCACTTTCTTCTTCGGCATCATCTGTATCGATATCAAAATCAAACATGCCGTCAAACATATTCTCAAAACCGCCATTACCCATCATCATAAGTGGAAGCAGATTTCCTGTTGTACCTGAATTCCCCTTCATCATCTCACTCATCATCATATACTTAAAAATATTATTCATGCCACCTTTTTTACTGTTTTTAAAAGAGTCACCGAACATGCTTATAATTTTACCGTAAAAATACGTATTCCCCATAAACACATGGCGTTCTGGCAGAATTGTATCGATGGTGGAATCTTCATAATTAATAACCGTAATGGCATTTTCTTTGACTTCGACTACGCATTTCGGCTTTCCTCCAACAAGAATAATGTCTCCTTTGTTAACCTTGTTTGTCGGAATCAAAAAGAAAAAGTCTTCTCCAATATCAAATACAAAATTACTGCAATTAGTCAATCGCCCCGTTTTAGAGTTATATGTTTTATAACCATTACTTGTCTTTACTGCAATTTCTCCATTCATAGACAATCTGCACATCCCAGGTGCAATCTTTCCAAACATGTTGTTCATAAAATTGGTTGCATTCATATTTATTTCTCTCCTTTTATTAATTAAATTCATTTCTTTCATTTCATTTCACGTAATGCTTGGCGAATACCATCTCTAAATCCATAAGTATCTGTCATCTTACTAGCTATTGCTTCAATGAACATATCTTTTAAGATTCTTTCATTGTTTTCTTTGAGATTTTCAATAGCCGCATTTAGTACATCCTGTAATTTGGAATAATCACAATCTCTTACAAGTCTTTGAAGAAAAGGACTTGCACATTTTTCTCGGAAGCCATAACTCGCTTTTGTTTCAATAAACAAGTTTTCGATATTTTCATAATTATTTTGAGAAAAATATCCACGAATACTTTCAACGATGATATCTTTAATCGTATCTTCTGATAGCTGGGATAGATGTCCTTCCAGCAATTCCTTAAACTGTGTTTCATCAATATTTAACTCTACTTTCATATTTCTTCCTCCAACTTATCTCTAATTGCTGCAAGCGTTTGCTCTACATCTACAAGATAATCTGTACACTTCTGAGATAGTTCTGTTCGGAATTTATCATTCTGATTATAATCAAATGCCATATCAAACAATTCTCGAACCTTGTATATGCAATCATTTAATTCGTCGATCATCGCATTCTCCTCCATACATCACTGACGTTCTTTCGTGCAACTTCTTCATCACCCAGGAATACATTTCAAGTAGTTCGCCAGTATCCTGAACCAGTTCACAATTAGCGCAGTCGCGATCACAAGTGTAACCGCGACTGACACATTCACGTTCAATTTCTAACAACTGCAAAGCTCGTTTGTAAGTCATAGATAGTCCCACCAAAAGTCACCAACTTTTTTGTACGCACCGCGCTGATATAATTCTTCTTCGTCTCGTCGAACCTTATCATTACACTGCTTCTTGATATACTTGCTGCGCTTACTTCTCCAAATCTTTCGATAGAAAGCAATATTCTCTGGATCGTTGGTAAATTGATGCTTCTTATCATATGAACCAGCGCTGCTATGAAACGGATTAATACTTTCAACCAGATCCTTCAAATGCTTCAGATACTTTCGTTCCTTCTTGCGCTTCTCGCGAGCCTCGATTTTCTTATAATCTGTAGCAGTTATTTTGTCGCTCATAGTTCACCCTCGTCAAATCCGTTTCTGTTTTTGAACAACGTCTTTCCAATATCTGAGAAGATATACAAATTATCCTCGATTCCACCATACGGTTTCAAAGGTTTCACAAAGAATGACTCACACCCAACCTCTGTAACAATGCATTTAATACCATCTTTTGTATACAATATGTCTCCAACAATTGGCTTATCCATATTTTCTCCTTTTGACATTGCTAATGCTATTCTCTTCCATCTCTTCTTAGCCTTACGAGCCTTTTTCAATTTGATACGAAGATCCTCTATCTCATCCTGAAGTTCTTCAATCTTTTGTTCTGAATTAACTATCATAGTACATGCTATCGGAATAATATCTTCTATGTCGTTCGGTGTATTCTCGTCAATATTCATATATAACTCCTTAAAACTCGTGAATGATTATTGGTTCGTATCCTTCAGATCTCATATATGGCAGACTTCTTATTGTGTTATAATCTATGAATTCCATAGCTGCCACATACGGATCTTCCATACCATTTTTCTCATATGCTTCGGCAAGAGAATCAACCAATCTGTCGTAACTGTAAACTAGATGATTATCATCTGTTATGCCAATACATCCATCTGCAAATTCATCGCCTTCGAGCACAATAATATGATTCAATTCATCTTGATCCATAACTAAACATTCTATTTCTTCTTTTAATTCTTCGTTCGTCATACCATTCACCCAGCGTAAACAATTTTCTTTCTTCTATCTGCTCTGTTCATATACTCCAGCGCCTGAAATAATGCTGCTCGGAACTCAGGAGTGCCATTATTATCCGTTAAATACTTATTGATTACTTTAATTGCTTCATGTAACGTCATACCGCCACCGCCTTTTTGTATGAGAATGCCATAATAGCTTCAAAGATTTTTGTTGGTAAGTATTGTTTAATCTCTTGTGCTTTTGCTTTTATTCTGTTTTCAATTTCGACGACAAAGAAATCGTACGCATCATGCTCTGTACGGAACATCTTCTTACGTTTGTATCCTTCTTTTGTATAGTAGTTAACACCGTATGGACTACGCTTATTGCTGTAATACAGAACGCCATAATACTGACTTTGCTTCTGCTTGCGCGGCTGAGTAATAATCATTGAATTGATACAATCTGGAAGTATGCAACAGGTAGATGGTGAATATGTACGAGAATTCTGAGATATTAGGTCTTTGTCTACTGACATTAGACACCCAGGTACTTCATAATAATTATCATAAAACCACTGAGCATATACCTGAAAGTTTTTCCATTCTTCGCATACAACGCAATCTTTATATGATAAATCTTGACCGTTATCCCCGTAGCATCTCCAGATCATATGCATCCACGAACTATATGCTCTGGAATCTTTTGATCTTGAATACTTCTTGCCACCAACATAGCCGACTCCGCACACTGTAGGTTCAAGTAGATCCTTTACACTTCCTTCTACAAAGTGTGCGTATGATGTTTCGGTTATATAACCACTATCGAATTTAACCTCAATGTGTTTCGGATCTATGTACTTAACTATCGTCATCCAACGTCCGCGATTATTTTGTCGTCTCTTTCCTACCCGCGTCACCTATAATTGCGCCACTGGGCGGCAAAGTAACTCTTCTGACCACTATCATCTTTATAAATGGTCTTGCTGCCATGCCCGCGCTGGCCTGTGCGCTTACACATCTGCTGCATGCCTTGTTTCTTCATTGCGTGCTTCACCGCGTTTCTTCTAATACTTCTAAGCATTTTGCTCCTCCTCATAGTCATGGTCGTATTTCTTAAACCAACCAGTATCAAATAATTTCTCCATAAATTTCTCAGCCTTTTCACGGTCCCATCCAGATAGAAAAGTTATATCGATTACATCACCATCTGTAGTTGTTAACTGCGTTTCGCCCTCGAAGGTATGATCTAATAATTCTGGATGTCTGGGATCTGCGTATTTACTGAAATCCCATTCGTGCCATGTCAGAAAATACTTCCGATCATCACCATCTCTAAAAGCTTTTTGATAACACCTTGTAACGCAGTCACCATCAAATGGACCTGGCTTGTAATCGTTATACCCGTGATCGAGTAAATCATCCTTCATCTTTTGAACCCTCATAAGTATTCAGCAATTCCTCAACGCCAATCTTGTTCCACTTAGCGAGATCTTTGAATGCGGCGATCAGATTTGTTTCCGTGCTAATTCCCATGTGATTCAAATAATCAAGCAAGGTCTGATATGATGAGAGATTTTCATCAAAATCATCCCATACATTCAATTCCTTTCCGTGAATTACACAAGGAGTATCTGGAGTACCAAGTACTGTACCTTCTGAGCCACGCCAGTACGCTTCGTCACCACCAGATTGTTCCGCAAATTCTTCTTCGCTCTGGTCGCACATATATCCATATAAGGCATCTTCGACTTCCCATATCTGCCATGCATATCTTGGATGCACATACACTTTCTTAGCTTCATTTTCAGATCCTAAGAAGTATGCATCTAAATATTTGCCAATAATTGTGCGCTTCATGAGATCGCCCCCTTGCCCTGTTCGTCAATGTTGTCTTGCGCAAGGTATCCGTGCTCTCGTAACCAATTCATTTCTCGCTTGTATGCTTCATCCCAACTGTGTGCCTCACCTTCGAAATCGCCAGTATATTTGCGGCCAGGAATTTTAACATCGATGCGATCAGACATATAAATCGATCCGAGCCAGTCAATCAGTTGCTGTACTGAGTATCCATTATCATTAATGCGAGCTAAGTACCGAGCTAAATCTTCCGTGTTCATGCTCTGGATATGCTCTTTGTTTGTTGTCATTTTGATCTTATTTGTAGTCATAGGTGCATAACTCCTTCGTCAATTCACATCTTCCGCAAGGCAATTGCATCTTGCATTTATATCTTGCAATTGCATTATTCAAAGGTTGTCTGAAGTCATCAATTCTGGTTGTTGGCATTGGATATGCTGGACCAGTATCAAACTCAACAGAAGAAACCTTAGGTAATCCAGTATCCATCACCACACCTCAAGTTCGGTCTGTTGTTTGGAAGGTTGCTGAGATTCCATGATGGCAGCACAAAGTTTACTAACCAATTCAATTACATCCTTATGTCTCTGACGACGCGTGGGTGCATCACCATTTACCATTTCTGCAAGTCTCTGATTAATATCCTGAAATGTATTCAATACTTCCATCGCAGTCATTCCACAAATCCTCCTTCTTCCATTTCGATTTCATGCTTTTCTTCCAATTCATCGCTTAATTTTAGTATTGTTGCAGCGTATGATGACATTTTTCCAGACGACAAATAACGAGTAATGTTTGATTGTGGTTCACCATGATATCTCATAAGTGCAATCGCGCTATCGTTTTCTTCATTCAACAACTCTCTTAAATAATCCGCTGCAACATGCATATTCTGATCTATATCCATAAGATCTGTGACGCCAAGTTTCTCCATTCTGCGCTTATGGGAAGCTGGATGGATCTGCATCACTCCCCAATATAATCCACTCTTACTCTTTACATTTAACCATCTCGTCTCCTTCCATCCAATTGCGCTTAAGAAGTTAGGTGACAGATCATAAATCATTCCCCACTTGACTGCAGCCAACCATACTTCAATCGGAACATCCGTTGGAATATATCTTCTGTACCCAAGTGGTACGTCTGGTAATTTACTGGGGTATACCTCCACTGGTTCTTCAATGCCTGGTATTATCTCAAGCTCAGGTTGATTCTCATACATTACTGATTCGAGTAAAGAAGACTGATCTTGAACCATCATCTCGTCTGCTTTTGCCACCATGTGGAATATACAAACCTCAGTAATCACGATCACTATGTCTAAGACCAGAAAGAATACCTTGAGTTTCTCCATTAGATCTCCTCTGGAATCTTATGAATACCGTAGTTTCTCAGGTCATCCATTTCGCAAGCCATCTGATTCATAACCATATGCAATACTTTATTGACGGCCTTACCACGTTTCTGTTTGGCACGAAGAAGTGCCAATTTCTTACCGTACTCTTCGTCCCACTCGTCATCTGGCATACATCTCGCAATTCCTGTGTACGTATCTTTGATGTCCGTGTTAAGCCAATACGGACTACCCATTAGATAATAATCATAATTCGGCATGTATTTATCAAGTCTTGATACAGCAATATCTTTACATCCAGTCAGTTTACAAACAACAACACCATGCTCCTTATCTACAATAAATCTTACTTCTCCACTCATTACATACCCTCCTCGATCACTAAATTTGTAGGTTGCCAATCGTAATCCTCGTTCGTCTTGAATATCAGACTAACCGCAGATGCATTCTTCGTTCCTTTAAGAACTCCGTTCTTATAAATTACTGGAGGACATCCATACTTTTGAATGACCACCGTATCAAGAGACGTATTACCCTCAAACGTATTGTTTACAATGTCAGAGATAATCTCTTCCAGCTTTGCAATATGAAGATGAAGTGCATCATTCTCAATTTCTAAGGAGTCAATATATTCTTGTGTTCTCATTTCTTATCCCTCATTTTTTAAAACAACTAACTGGCAACCTTCAGGAACATCATTATAATCATCAAGCATACTGGCTACTTGACGAATTAAGAATGTTTCATACTCTTTGCATTGATATTCTGGATACGCGAAATACGCATATTCAGAAGCACTATGAGGAGTAACTTCTTCTCCAAATTCATCAATCTTCTTCTGTGGCCTCCCGAATTTCATCTCATTTTCGACCATCCTGATATACGCCTCTGGAGTTAATACATCATTAAATCCATCAAAGTACCATTCGTCATCTGTTTGAGATTTAACATATCTATCAATCTCGTCAATTAAAAAGTACCCCGTTTTAATAAAGTCACCAGAAGGTAATTGAGAAAGAGGAAGATAGCCAATATAGTCACTTCTTGTCTTTTCGCCGTCAAAGTCAGTGTACGAAAATTCTTTTTCAAGTTCTGGGGTCCAGGCATCATCTGGTATCTTATTAAAATAATCCTTCAGATCACTTGTAAACGATCTGCTTGTTTCTATGATCGGACACATCTTGTTGCCTAAACTGCTATACGGGCCATACGGTCTGATCTTGCCATCCTTGTCTTGTATAGCTAGGTAGAATGAAGTGTACCAACTCATCTCAGTCTCCTCCAAATAAATTTCCAAATACACCACCAAAAGCTTCTTTCAAGTAATCAGAACCTAATTGTATTTTGTGTTCCCCTTTTGAATTTCTGAACACCTTATATCCAAGCTCCTTAACCATCTCCAAATGTTCTGAATACTCATTAAATCCATGTGAATACAAATAATTCAATTTATGCTCTATGTCACTCGTCGTTATCATTGTTATATTCCTGCAGCAAGAATGCGTATAACAGTTCTGGCGTTGAGAGATCTATAGGATCTCCATCTTTATCCATAGCATCAAAACCTTCTCTCTCTCCGTAATCTTTCTCCCAGCACCACCAAGAAATCAATTCGCCTTTGTCATGAGTAAGTAATTCAAGAAGATCAACAACCGCACATTCATGATCAATTGACATTCCGTAACCACTTAGGAAATCATGACCTTCTGGAATGTGCTTACGAATCAAATCATCCACTTCACACTTGAGTTCATCGGCTTCTTTGAGCTGTCTAAGAATATCGCAGAATTTCTGTTCTGTAATGTCAAAATACTTCATTATCTTTCACCTTTCTATCTAAAATAAGTCGTCGTCATTACTCTGTTCTTTCCCATTATTAATCTGATCAAGATAATCGCGAATGTAACCACAACGCTTGAAATGTGGACACAAGTTAGTACAAAAGAAATAATCCCCTACTTCTTTGCCCGTCTTTGTCGTCTTTGTAAACTTCCTCGGAGGATAATCCTGACCTTTGCCGCTCAGACTCTCCCACTTAGCAATAGTCGAATCAATGTATTCAATACATTCTTTCTTTGCTTCTTCTCCAATATCCGCAGAGACAACACAAGGCTTCAGCTTGTAATTATCTCGAACTTCTTCTGGCAAATCACCGAAATATCCAGACCTCTTAAACTTATCAACAACAATCTGAGCGTCTATCTCGTCCATTCCAGTCTTGATCAGATCTAATTCGACCTTATCAGCCATCTCTTGACCAATCTTGCAGCGCTCCAAATCCTTCGTAATTAGTGTTTCTTCTTTGCTGCGAGAAGATTTCTTCCCCATATAAGAGATAGTTGCATACTTAAGGAAGATCCACGAAGCGCTATTTACTTGCTTGCCAGCCTGTTCAAGACCAAGAGCATACACAATCAGCTGTCTCGCATGCTCTGCAATCGCGCTATTGGTATACATGCTTGACGTTTTGTAATCGTAAATATCAATCGATCCATCTTTGCGGATATTCTGTAAGTCAATATATCCTTGCAAATAATTGCCACCAGGCGTCTCATAGATAATCAATTCCTCAGCCTTAAGATTCTTTCCGCGAGGAGCTTTGTATGTCACACAGAAATGCGTCATATCTTGAATCCAGTGCTGACGAATTGTATCGTTACCACTACGATCTTTCGGAAACTCCAGACCAAGAACATCCAAATTGTCTAACTCAGCTTGCATTGCTGGCAGCAAATCCACTTCTGTATGTGTTCCGTTTGTAATCCCTTCAAGCACATCGTGTGTCCTACCCCCAAGTGCGCTGTATACGTTCTCCCCGCCACGCTCACCTAAAATGTACGTTATGTACGATTCGTACAAGCACCTGTTAATAGCATCTAATCTTGATATAGAATAGATAGTCTTTCCACTCGCCCTTATTTCTTCTAATCGCTTATCTGCTTCTCGTTCCATTCGAACCTCTTTAAATTCTCTTTAATAAGTTTTTGAAACACTTCTCTCCCACAATCTGTTGGAGAATTCTTTGATCCTTCAGGCATTCCGCCGTAAATGTAATATACATTATTCTTAAAAAACGGTAGGTCTACTTGTAACTGGCGACATTGCTCTCGTATTTCATCTTCAGAAATGCCTTCATCTAATGCCACGATTACCTTGCGCACCATTAGAGACTTGATAATCCTGGCCTGCACCTTAGATACAGAGTGACCCATGATCGCAACACATATCTTGCAGTCGAAACTATATGCTTGCTGGACCCCTTTTTCTGCTTCTAAAATAATAAGCGTGTCTTTCTGAATGATGTTTTGATAGTTCTTATCTAACCCGTATACCACATGTGTCTTCTGAAAAGGTAAGCTCGCCCAATACCGTCTACCATCTTCTGGATTCTTTTCATTATTTCGAGCTTTGATCCCAACCAGTTGCCCGTGAGAGTTTCTGATTGGGATCAAGATTGCATTGTTCTCGTGATCGAACCTATCCTCGAATGCTTCCTGCACTGTAAGTGATATGTTGTCATCGAGGAATAGTTTACTAACACCTGCAGTAACATCTGGAAGATTATTCTCACTATATACTGGTAAGTCCGTATCCAGTATGTCATCTTGTGGTGTAAGTTTTCTGTAAAATCCTCCAAATGGTCGTATGATTTGAATGTTTTGGCTACCTTTAAAACCAATCCAGCCTGCTATGAGATTAAGAGATTCTGGGAATGTAACACCTCTCATATCCATAACAAGGCTGAACAAGTTGCCAGATCCGCTACGTGTTGTAAACATGTATCGCGTAGTGTCAACATATATAAGGAAGCCCTGGGGATTATCAGCCCCATCTTCTGGGCGTCTTGATGTAATTAATCCCTTTTGCTCATGATATACAATATGCTCCTCATCAAATCCAAGTTCGATTAACACTTTGATTATCAGTTGCGGGTCGCCAGTCAGCTTTTCTTGAAGCTCGACTGCATTAATCATTCACATACCTCTTACTTAAGCACAGTGTATAGTAAACTATTCCAAGAAGAATCAGTATCAGAGTAATCATAGTAATACTTTCGAGCCAGTTCCTCATACTTATCATAAGCATCATTGACTTCCTTCAGACGTCTCTTGCGTTCGATATCTTTCTTCTTACGCTCTTCTTCTACTCTGTTCTTCTTGGCTTCGTACATCTCGCAAGCCTCTGCCGTGTCGAACTGTTTGCCGTCATCTGCAACATAAATTTGTTTCATCGTAAACCCCTTTCTTTAAGAAATCTGTTAATACGTTCTTTCCAAGTCTTCTTCTTCGGCTTATTGATCATTCGCAACAATTGCGTATTCGTGTACATCATCATCTGCTCCTTAATAGCTCAACTCCACGCACAATCGCATTAATTCCATTCTTTACATCATCTGCTTCTGTATCCCATCCAAACGACACGCGAATTGTGCTGTTAGCATCTTCATCAGATAATCCAATCGACTTTAGTACATGCGAAGGTTCATTATCACTTGTATTGCAAGCAGATCCAGAGGATACATACACGTGTTCAACATTTAGATATTCAATAAGTTCTTCCGCTTTTACCCCTTTAATTTTGGTGCTAATGATATTGGGAACAAACATATCATCAACACCGCGATTGAATTCAATACCATCAATCTTACTACTCAATCCACTAACGAATAGATTCTTGAAGTCATTGTATTTCGCATGTTCGTATGGCATATTCAAATATGTCTCATGACATGCTTCACCAAACCCGATAATGCCAGTAATATTTTCTGTTCCGCCGCGCTTTCCTTGTTCCTGCTGGCCTCCGTGAATAAGCGAATGATAAAGCTGCTGCACATCTCTCTGTATCCATAATGCGCCAACACCCTTGGGTCCGCCAATCTTGTGCGCACTCATTGAAATCGAACTGATAGCGCTGAATTTACTCACATCAATCGGGATGTGCCCAAGAGCCTGTACCGCATCCATATGAAGAAATACGTTGTGGTCAAGGCACATCTCATCCAGAGTTGCAATATCCTGAACAGTTCCGATCTCATTATTGACCATCATAATCGCGACAATTGGAGTGTCTGCTTCGATGTTGTCCTCCAGAGCCTGCAGATCAATACGTCCATTGTGATCAACGCCAATCAGTTTCTTTTTACATCTATTATTCAGAATAGAATGATGTTCGATGTTGGACATCAATACCGCGCCACCATTTTCGATACAATACAGTCCATCGATTGCCCAAGAGTTCGCCTCTGATCCACAAGATGTAAAGAAGATATCGTCTGGATCTGCATTAATCATATTTGCCACATGACATCTTGCGCGATAAATTGCTTGATGCGCGTCGCGTCCAATCTCATAAGGACTGCTTGGATTTCCGAATCCATAATCACTACGCGTCCACGCGTCCATCACGTCCGCGACTTTTGGTCTAACCCGCGTGGTTGCTGCATTATCTAAGTATACCATCGTTGCTCCTTTCGTGTGTACGCGTTAATTTTAGCGCGTGTGAGTCGCGTTGTCAAGTCATCTTGTTCGGAATTGATCAAATTCACATTCGTACCATCCAATCTGCTTATAAGAATTGAAACTCATATTACGCTCCACAATGATCTGCGGCGAAATATTTCCGTATCTATTCTTAGGTGTGAATATCATAATATAATCCTTATCTGGGTCAAGTGATATATTCCTTTTTATCTTTCTATTATCCTTATCATATTCGTAAGCCTCAATCTTTTCTTTCTCAGATCTTGCAAGAGAACGGAACATAACTACAGTACTTGCAGTCTCTGCTGTTGCTTTAGATTTTCCGATACAAGTTAAATCCAGATATTTGCGTTGCATTGCTTCTGGAGATAACTGCATAGTAGCCACAATTGCCACATCATATTTTTTTGCTGCAAGGAACAATCCCTTGGCAGCCTCACTGAAAACAGCCCAAGCTTTTTCGAGATCGTCTGTTATTTTCATTGTATCAATAATAAACAGACCACATCCGAGCTTAGACTGTCTTGCAATATGCTTCTTAATGCTCTTAACATCATAATCTTGCGTATCAATAAAGTATACCTTCCCTGGCTGTTGGCTTAACCAGTTTTCAGCCTCATACATTATATCCTTTTGTTCCTGTGTGAAATTGCCTATAATCATTTTATGACGATCAAGACCTTTAACATATCTATTTATTTCATTGAAAATTATTGTGGACAATAACATCTGTCTCCACTCTGATTCTCCTTGTTCGTTTGCAATAATTGTTACACTATCCCCATTTTTAATTGCTGGAATAACATACCAAGCAATAGCTGTTGTGGTTTTACCCTGTCCTATTCCAGCGAGATGCAACATTAAATGTTTTTTGTGAATCCCAAGAAGTTGATAATTCAGCATAGATAATCCGATCTTAAAACCAACGTCATTCCCTTCATCCCATTCTTTAATGAAAGCATCGTATCCTTTTGTCAAATCAACCACTTGACTTTTGTCGATTTTTCCGACAGAAGTATCCGCCAACTGGAACTCCATATAGTCGTATACTTCTTCGGCGCTCATTTCTTTGAACATATTTAAGTTCTGCAACACATTGAAACCCTTGTCGTGCAATCTGATAAGTAAGTTACTCTTACATAACTCATCATAATACACGTCAAGATTCTCAAGAGTAAGTAGTCCAGTAATTTCCTGTATTGATCCGAACCCGCCGCGCTTCTCGAATTCCTTTTTAAGAGTTTTCTTATCTTCAAGATACTCGTATATACTCATATTGTCTGCCACGGAATATCCAGCTCTGCGAAGATTCTGAATTAATCCATAGTAATACATGCCGTCTTCTGTAAGAATATCTTCGCCATTGACCACATTTTTGTAATCGTCAACCAGCGTCACATCCTTATAAAGTGAAAGCACGAAGTTACATTCAATAACCTCGCGCTTCTCCGTCAACTCTTTGGGTAACTTCTCATAATCCATAGGCTAATCCTCCGCCAAAAACCTGCTAATGTCATGCGTCTCCTGCTTTCTATTATTTATCTCATCATTTTGGGGAACAATCATCCCATCATTTATCCGCTTTTGTTCCCTATCTCGTTTTCTTTCCTCATATACATCAAGTACATGATTGTCTATAATCCGAAACACATATGTGATTTTATTAAACTCTTTAATAAAAGTCTTATTTTGTAGTGCCCACACAATTGAATCGTGTACGTGGTTGATGGTGTCATATGCGACATCATAACCAACTTTTTCGTATCTCTTCAGATTCTTCATAATAAGGGTTGGTATAAAATTCTCATCATACCCAAGCTCACCCATTATCAGATTGACACACTTATGAAACCATTCCATCTGATCCTGGTGGTGGTTATACGCGGCCACGGACGACCAATATTTACCGTTCGTGGCCCGATATGCGACATCTGATGTGGAATACTCACCTGTATCAACACATTTCACTTTTCGAGCCATAGACTCTCCTTTTCGTTACACTATTTTTATTTTATGCTTACCATCTGAATTCCTATAAATACGCATACCCTGCTGCTTTATATTTGTTACCAATCTGTTATATTTAACAGAATCGCCAGATGAATACGCCTCATCTAAATCACATACCAATCCACCTTTGAGACCAGACATAAATGCATTTATGTTTTTCTTTTTTCTTTCTTCTTCGGCTTGTTTAAATATTTCGTATAAATAATCTTCTTCGTTTTTCATACTTCTTCTCCTTTTATCATCCGTGGAAACGCAGTAAATAAGCTGGATCTACGGCTTTAAAGCTCTTTGTCGGATCATTTACACTTCTTAAGACAATACCCTCTCTCGGCAATCCATCAATAGCAGATGGACCAGCAGCATATGTGATTAACTCATCAGCGGTATCTGGCAGAATGAAATTCGTGTCAATAATCGGCACTGTAGGAATATTATATTGATCAAGTATCTCCTTGGTTTCCGCATACGAGTATCTGACACGCTGCGAAGTACACAGGACGAACGCTCTGAAATCTCTGCACTTGATAGAGTAATCACGCTTCTGTACTCCATCACCGAACGTCTCTCCCTGGAGATATACCCACTCTGCACCAGTCTTCTCAAGGAAATCTGTTAAAAAATCCTTGATGTTATATTTTTCATACATCTCCCACCAAATATTCTTGGCATAATACGACGTTTGATCGGCGCTGGGGAATACTACGTTACGAGAACATACATAGTACTCATACTTGCCATGCTTACCACGTCTGATGCCATAACTGCTACTTGAACCGTCGACCTTCTCCGACACCTCGTATGGTGTCTTATCATTTAATACATAACAGCAGTTATTTATTCTTTCTTCATCCGTCTTCGGAATAAAGTCTGGCCAAACGCGCTTTTTCTTTTTAACGGTAAAGATCGGAAATAAAACCTTTCTACCAATCCTTGTACTCAACAACTGTTTGAATGGAAATCTCTTACTCCATCTCTTAAACCAGTTCTTATACTGAGGAGTTGATTCGCCCTTACTCTTCCTTGCACGGTCCATTGGATCGTAATAGGTAACACCAAGCTGCTTAGTAACAAATGTTCCCACTTCAGCATCTACAAACTCAGGAAACTCTGTAATCGGAAGTAACAAGCCCTGTGAGATTCTAGATCCCTTACAGTATTTTTGGGTTTTCACCTTGTAATGATATTTTTCGCAGAATGCAAATCTCTGATCCGTGCTCGGCAACAGAGAATCAATTTCAAAATAAATCGCCTTATCTCCAGCTTTCATATCTGCACCAACGACACAGTGCCAGCCGCCAACCGTTGCATAAGCAATCTTGTCGTAACCATCAATTGGTTCGACATTGTCAACTACTACTATATACGCAAGCTCTCGTTCCTTGTTTTCGTTTAACATTAGTTATCCCCCTCGATAATTTTTGGTGCTCCATCATCGTATATTTCCATATACTGATCTTCATCTTGCTGCATAATACGAAAGAATCCGCCATCGTACACAATCTTTCCATCTTTGTCGATGTTGAAAATTAGATATATAAACATCAACAAAAAAAGCGATATTGTCAAAAATAATAAACATTTACTTTTCATGATCATCATCCTTAGCAAATTTTTCTGCAAACATACTAAAAAGTGCCGCAGTACCTAACAAGATGAATATAACTGCGATTGCGCCGTCAACTGTAATATAATAGTTCATTTCAATGCCTCGCAATTGGTGCTCCACAATTATGGCAATTTCTCATTATTTATCCTCCTGTAATTTAAATTGTGTTGAATAATTTGTTCCACAATACTCACATTTACCATGCCCATATTTTAGTTCAACTCTACCACCACATTTAGGACAAGACATCGGATACACCTCTGTAATAACACATTTTAAACGATAAGTTTTACCATTAACTGTTATTCGGTCTATATATCCATCAAACTTAGAATTATCCTCTGGCTTCATCTTTTTTATCCTCGCTTATTCATCACTTTCTACCATGTACTTATTAAGAATATTTAAAATTTCATCTGCGGTGAAAAAGCAACAGCAATCACTTCTTATGGCTTTTACGTTTCTGTCTTTTTCAATAATCTCGGCTCTTATCTTATCAAGGACGGACTCTTCCTCATCATTCTTTATTTCATCTGAAAACAATATACCAAATTCTTCTTCTAACTCTTTCCTCGTCTCTGCAACACAAGCTCCACAACCGCCTTGATCTGCGCATAATCCACACAATCCATAGTCGGCCACTTTATCACATGGCATAAGATCGAGTATCTGAAGCACATATTTCCATGAGACATAATCATCTGGATTATCACCAGCATATCCATACTCACCATTATCAATTCTTAATTTCACCAAATACTTCAAGGCGTTTTTTACAATTTCTGCATCTGGCATATTTCTATTCCTCGCTTTCTTCATCTAATGGAATATACTCTAGATTATTAGCGATCTCTCGCGGATTGAACCAGTTCGTCCACGGATTTTCTGTCCAGTATTTTGTGTTATAAACCTCCATATTCCAGGAGGTTATATCAGCTATTACATCAGATTTAGATACGTCTTCATATTCAGATTTAGAAATTTCGTATCTTTTACATAATCCTTCATAATTTATTTGATTCTGCTTTATGGTATGATCGGCACATGCATGTGTTATAATAATTACTATGATGGCAATAATAAGAAAAACAGAACCAAATGCAGTAAGAACTACTCCACTTATATCTGTATCTGCATTCGTATTATCATCAATCCAAATAAGTACAAGACCTAAAAGTAGCATAAAAATAAATATAAGTGTTAAGATCATTCTTCTACCTCACTTTCTGCCTTAATCAATTCCCATATTTTTCTAACCGTCTCGTCACTTACTCTGTGAAGTTTACTAGACACAGGAAGTTTATCACCGTCGGTATCAATGAAAGTATGAATAGAGTTTTTATTACCTCTTTTCATTTCTTCATCTACTGACCACACCGCTATATAGTTCTTATACATTTTCCTCATCCATCGCTTTCATGCAGCTCCTTAATAGTGAGTTATATTGGATCTCTTGTCATCCTTCGACCTCACACAGCAAAAACTGTTTTATTAAAACCTGTACATCATCCTTATCCCACCCATACTTTTCAGCTATATCTTCAAGCCATTCACTAAATTCTTCGGCTATACATATTGCTTCTTCTCTTGTCATGCCTGTTCCTCGCTGTTTGTTACTTTTTTAAGAGTATCTAATGATTCAATTATTTTGTTTGCAAGTTCAAAAGTTTCGTTAGACTTATTACGAAACTCATTGATAAAATGGTTGTTATCTTTTTGTGCGTTGTATTCTTTTTGCTTTTGGTACATATTCCATTCATATTTGGATACGGTTGACATTAGTGTTCCCCACTTTCTTCCTTGTACTTGTGAACGATTTCTTCGATTTTATCCACGATAAAATAATCACAAGTCCCTCTGTTTGGTGTATTTATCTCCGCCCGTATCTTTCCAAGCACACAATCAAGGCAATCTCTATTGTGACAATCTTCCGACAGATCATATCTGCATTTACCAATGCCTATCCCTCGCTTTCTGCCTTGCCTATATATCCATCTAAAATCGCATCATTCATCTTTGCTCTGACTGTTCTAAAGCAATCGGGACATAAGCAAATGGAAACGCCCTTAAACTGCAATCTGTATAATCTATGTTTATCTGATTCCATCTCTCCGCATTCTATGCAATTTCCAAAACGCGACGCTCCTTTATATTCCGTCAACTTCTTAATCTCCATCCGATACCTCGCTTTCTTCCTTGTAGCGCATGGTAATTGTTTTACTTCAAACCGCCATTTTCTTGCGTCATTACCTATCTTTTGACGCAATTTTCGTTCTGCTAGTAGCGGCGTATCTTCGCATATTCCAAATTGAAACTCCTTGCGCATATTATTCCATATGCCCCATTTAGAATGTCCATCACCATGAAAATATGTTTTAGTTTTCACGCTTCTTCACTTTCCTGTGGCTCAACCATCTTCGCGCCGCAGTTAGGACAAAACTGTGTTGGATAGTCTGATATTTCTTTACATTCAGAACAAAAGCACTTTACTTCTTCCTCACACTCTATCCAATGCCCTGTCTTTGGCTGTGGTGTGACGGGTGGTAACGCTTCTACATCTTCGGGACTAATGCAGAAAAACGTCTGACTGTCGGGCAACTCGATTTTTACCGCTAAATCCAAAACCGCCTGTCGACTGATAGTTTCTTCGCACGGTTCTCCGCAAAGTAATTCGACCGCTTTCTCAATACGTTCTCTGTCCTCGTCAGTGCCCAACCATGCGGCGTTTCGTAATGTGTCACGAGCCTGTTCTCTTGTCATTTCCTCGCTCATGCTTGTTCCTTTCCGCTTGTGTGCTTATCAATGATTAGTAAGCACAGTTCAAAGATTTTGTCATATTCACCGTTTCTATTCTCTTCGCGCTTTTGCTTTATCTCTGCCTTGATATCATCAATCACGCTCGGTGTGACGGGCGGCAATTTCCGCATCTCATCCATCAACAGATTAGGTGTAACCTTCCACGGATAGTCCATCCATTCATCCGCATCATCTTCTTGGTTTTCTTCGATAATGGATAATACACTTTCTCTGCTGATAGCATTCTTACACAGTACTGCTGATAGTGCGGCAAGTGCTACATCAAATGCCGCTATTGATTCTTCGCCTTCCTGCTTCGAACATACGTTGCCTTTCATAAGCCTTTGCCAATGCTCGCGGTGTAATGTAATAATTCCGATTGCCTGTTCTCTTGTCATTTCATCGCTCATGCCTGATATCCCTCCATAACTCCGCGCACATCGTCAATGTGTACTAATCCATTTTCCCCGCTATTCGGATTATTAAGGTACTCTGTCAAGCATTCCACGGCTTCTATCGCAGCAATAGCCCTCTGATACGCATAAATTTCAAATAAAGCTAAATTCTTGATATCAAATTCTGACAAATCCTTAATTTCGCCATATATATGCGGGTTATTGTATGCACGCATACTGCTTTCTAACGATCTTTTAAAATACTTAATTACTTGTTCTATTAACATTTCATCGTTCATATCTTTATATTGATCTAACTCGACATCCCAGTTACCCATTATTAACCTCCGTAAACATTTCACACATATCCTGCGGTGTGACTTCTATAATGAATGATTCAGAATCTTCTGCATACAAAACACAAGCATGTGACAATTCAAAACCTTTACCTATTTCAAAATTGTGTTTCAATACTCTGAAATATTTACATTTCTCACAACAATCCATCTTTATCACCTCTTTCAAAATGTTCACACGCTTCATCGGAAGGATCAACATTCGTCATATAATCACAAGCGTATACTTCCCACTCACCTTCATTAGTCACACGAACCTGTTTGCACGATCCGCACAAACAAGTTGACTTCCATTCTTTGCATTTATCATCCTGGTCTAAAATGAGCGAATACTTAGGACTCTCAAGTTTTCCGCAATACACGTAATCATCTGGATAATATGTTCCAAATCTACAATTTGAACAACACTTCATAACAATCCCCTCATTTGCAATTTATAATGTGCAATTTTTGCACCAATCCGCCACCAAGCTATGACACTCGGCAGCAGTAATAATCATTTTACTGAAACAACCATTACTTTCTTTTTGCCGTATTTCGGATCCCACCACAGATCTTTCCCAGATACATACCCAGGTCGTACTTCATACTCTTCTTTCATTTTGCGAATATCCTTCACGGCCCGCAACGCCTTGGACTCGTCATTGGTATATACCGCATACAACATCTTGTGTTTTCTGTTTTTATCCGAGCTAATATACTTTTCAATCTTCATCAATTGTTACCCCACATTAAAAGAGTTTGGTATGTAGGTCCGTAATTGAACCCATCATCATCTTGCAAATGTACATAGTGTTTGTATATTTCGACAACCTTGGCAAGCTTTGTCTTCTTGTCGAATGTCTGGCTATCAGTTGACGGATGAACCTTAAGTGTCATCCCTGGTTTCAGACTCTCGCGGAACTTCTTAACCCTACGACTAAAAGACATCATCTCATCATAATCGCGTCTTGCTGTTGAATTTACGTACATTTTATGATCTCCTTTTAAAATAAATCCCCTCTGGCTCCACTACAAAAACTGTTCCTCGATTTCGTTCTGGGATACCCTTAATTCTGTCCAAAAAATCCACAATATCTTGTGGTTCAACTTTATTTTTATCATAATGTACCACGATAAAATCTCCGTTTGATCGGATACGTCTCGGCCTAAATTGTCTGTTGAATCCTTCGGCACTCATTTACCCACCTCGACGAAATTTTTATGTGCTTGGGATCGTTTCACACATCTATAAGGCGGCTCCCACATTCTGTATAAGTCACGGATATCTTGCCATTCGTCATAATCCTCCTTAGGATAGCGATCAATGTAATATCGTGTCTGTTTTTCATCTGCGTAGCCCATATCCATGGCTACCTTAATCAATTGTTCTGCTGTCATATTTTTTACCCAAAAGAGAAGGGAACGGGTTTCCCCGCTCCCTTCTGCATATATATAGAAAGGAGGTTTACGAGAGAATCGATACGATCTTCTCAGAAAGAATCGATAAGATCTTCTCAAGTGCTACTGTGGGTGTCTCGGAGACATCTTTGAAGGATTTAATTTCATATTCTGCCATGATTTCTTTTACTGCATCCTTGGTTTCCTGCTCCGCAGCTTTATATAAAGGTTTGATCTGTGCGACCAGTTCGTCGTTGCGATCGGTGTCTACATGATTCTCTTTTGCTTTCTTAGAATATGCAGACGCATCTTCCTTCATCTTTTTATCTTTAGCTGCCTGAGTTTTCTTTATCTCAGCAGAAGATAATCCACTTTTTTCATTCTCGGCCTTAATTGCGTCCTGAATTGCTTTAATGAATTCGTCCGAATCAAAAGGAATTTTGTCAGCAATATCAGCGAATCTAGACTTACTATCTATACTGTAACTATCGTCTCTGAAAGAAATTACTCTTGTTTCAGAAGATACCTTATTGATCGTAATATCCTTTTTAGTCACGATGTTTTTACGTCCAGTGTTCTCCTGTGCAATTTCCCTATCAATATATCCAACAGCAATGATATCCATCTTATTTCGAATTGCATTGAAATATCTCTGTTGAGCATCAGCCGTCAACTGGGAATATGTGGCCTGAGAAACAGGATCAATAATATCTGATCTTTTTGTGTGTGCTATGATAAACGAATTCACGCCTACATTTTTTAATGCCCACATACAATCAAGAATCATATTGATACAGAAATCCTGTCCTTTTCCAAAACCGCCTCTGCACTTTAAAATCGAGTCAACTTTTTCACTTGGATTCTTTTTATTCTCCAAACGAATAGTTTCCGCTTCTCCGAGTCGAATTAATTCATCCAAACTATCCCAAACAACAACCTTTAAATCTGGATAATCACTATCTTTATTTTCGACGATGTCATCAACAACTTCTTCCAACTTTTCCCAATCTTCAATTGGTTCAGACACAATGTTTGAAATTGCATCCACACCACCTTCACGTCCGATATTAAAATGTATATATCCATTCTCTCCAACAAGTTTTTCACAAACTTCCTTAGCCAGAGTGGTCTTGCCGATACCACCGAGCCCACTTAGACAAATCTGAAAACTTAAAGGATTCAGATCAATAACATGTTTTTTACCAAATTTTCCCATTCTTAGTCACCTCTCAATCAAACAAATTGCTCTCGTCAATGTCATCTTCCTGCTTCTTTACCTTCTTCTCCTCAGGAGGATTCATTTTCTTACTGAAAGGCAGCTCATCCAGATCATCCTCGCTCTCATCTGCAATCTGAGAATAAATATTCTCCTCAAATTCCTTTGCTTTTTCATTCAGCTTGACCAGACCATCCTGATATGTTCCGCGAAGATCATAATCGACGAGCTTATACAATTGCACACGCTCACCAAAGATCTGTCCTGCAGGGCGGAAGTCTTCTGCCTTCTTTACCCCGAGCTTCACCATCTTGAGCTGCGTAGGAGTGAGCTGACTCTCGTCGAATTCGACAGTTTCCGCACCATTCACATAATTCAGAATTACGTTCTGGGCATAATAAGTATTCTTCTTCAGAGCTACCTTGATCTTATCTTCATCCTCATCGTACTCCAGGCCCATCAATTCAAGACGCAGCTTAAGAATTTCGATGTGGCTCTCATTATCAAAATCAAGCTTCGAGCAGTCAAAGATAATCGTCTTAGGAACGTAGCAATTCGGATGATCCTTATCCATGTATTCCCTTGTATAACCGTTGAAAATTACCTTTCGCTCTTTCTTCCAATCAGCAGTGTCAACACCATCTGCAGAGAAGAAGAATTCTCCACTGACGCGCAGCTGATGTTTCTTTTCCTCAGTTACCTCATACATATTCTGAATCTTGAAGCGGTCTGTAATCTTGCCATCATAATCATTCTTCTGTACCTGGCCAGTGATTGTGAATTCCTTACCGCGAATCTCATCGATATTCTCGACAACAAACTGGATGAAATCCCACTCAGAGATATACTCGTGACGTTTTCCGTTCAGCGTGATGATGTACTTGCGGAAGTTAGCCACCTGCTTAACGACATCCTCATCCTCGCGATCCTTCCAATCAATCTCGATCTTCTCGTTTTCCGTATTAAAAGTCTGGATCGTGTCGCGCTTCATCCCGAACATCTCAAGGAATGCGCGATTGTTTTGCGCGGCTACGCACTGCAGATTAAGAGTCACGGAGCCACCCTTATTCTCCCGCAAGTACTTGTCTTCCTTTGCCTCAACTTTACCTACAAAATTGTACCTCATGTTACTACTCCTTTCATTCATTTACGCGTTGCGCGTTAATTTTAGTTCGTATGCTAATATAATAACACGCGTACGCGACGCGTGTCAATGTTTAATTTTGGGTTTTAATGAGATTTTTTAGTCATCACACGAGAATGTGATGACAATGCCGTCGAATATAAGAGTATAGGTCTCGTCGTCGATCTCTACCTCTTTTACATCGGCCTTAGAAAACTCAAGAAAAGTATCAGTATCTTCATATATAATGTCTACTTTATTTTCATGTTCTCTTATGGTTACATATCCACCCTGTATGATCTGTTTGCAAGATTCCGCCCGCAAGATTGTCGCGACATCTCTGTCAATCAGATTAGCCAGAATTTCATTTACCTTTGTAACCATCGCTTCATTACCCATGTCGCATTTCCTCCTATATACAAGATGAATTACTCAAAAGTTCTTACACCACAATAATAGAACGCATGTTCGATTATGTCAAGGCATATCATGTGGTTTTAAATACAAATTTACGTTTAAATTTAGTCGGCATATTGCAAAGTAGGCACCAAGCCTACTCATAAAGATATCCAAACTTCAATTTCATCCTCTTTCCGTATCTCCAATATGGTCCATATCTCAACTTAAATTCAGCAATGTGTTCGTTTGCCACCTCCTCAGCTGTCTTTCCCTTTTCTTTTTGCAAAAGCTCCAATAACATATTGGCTGAACCAATCATTGGAAGGTTTGCCGCACTCAACCAGGAGTATCCGTAATTTGCCTTGATTCTCTTCATAATATTAAATAATTGTGATGTACGATCATCCATAGATCTTTCTTTAAACAATTTGATTATTAACGGAGAATCCTTTTTGTAATCATCATACAATTTTCTCTTTCTATCATCCATTTGTACAACTTCATACGTATCTGCAGATTCAATCATAGTAGAGATAAGTTCTTTTGATACAGTCAACGTTCTTTCTTTTTGTAATCTTACTTCATATTTATGACTATTGATATCATTAATAGTCAGATTCTGCAAATCAATTAAATCTAATCCTTCATACAATCCAAGAACAATTACCTCTTCATATTTGTTGCCAAATCCCCTGATCGCGTTAAGTAACTCCGATCTAGGTATGAATAAATCTCTTTGATGCCCAAGATTTATACATGTATTCAACACATCCGATGTAATTTCTGCATAGTGATTAAGTCCATCTTGAACATAACCATTCTTTAGACACCAAGCTCCGTATGTAGTAAATATATTATTTGTAACAATTAGTCGATCCAATGATGCAGTAGTCAACGCCTTGTAATAGTCGATAATTTCATTGTACGAGAAATCACACAGATCTTTTCCATATTCTTCTTCTAGCCCAGCAGTTTGAGAAAAAAGAAAACGAATTCTCTTTTCGTATAGTTCCTTTTCTGCAAAATTATTATTCTCTGCTATAAATTTTTCTTTTCTCTCTGTGTTAAACATATCATACACCCCCTTTCTTACCTAAGATGTCATTCATTTTTCTTGTATCTGCCCTGGTAATTGTATCACCGTTAAACATATTGTTAGACAGAACTTTCTTATAGACACCATCTACTTTGGTCATAGGGATGTGGTACTTGATCATAAATACTATGGTATATGTATATTTCTTATCCCATTTCTTATCGAGCAGTCCTGGTTTCTTTTGGACTAACGTTTCTATACCAGCCTTGATCTCATTTGTGATCTCTATAATATCTCCATTTGCATACAATCTAGCAATCGCAACTCCAAGATCAGCAGAATTTACAACTCCTGTGTTCTGATTAATGTTATCACAAAGAATAAACGAAGGATCTGCATTCAACCTGGATACAATCCTATTTTGCGTTGCATATACGTCCATTGCTTTTGAAGATGACCTCGCCATCTTTGTCTTTTGATCTTCTTGATAGATGAAATATTTTGCCTTACCCTCAGAAAAATTCATGATTTGCAGGCCCATAGGATAATCAAATGTTTTGTCACTACTACATATTGAAAGTAGAGAACGATATCTATGATATCCATCAATCAGATCAAAATATGGTGCATCAACACGCAGACTCATTTCCTCTGCATTGTATTCGCATATATGTGTATCTGGGACATTGATTGTAATGAAGTTAGGAATGTACTTACCAGAGGTATACGACTCCCTTATGGCGTCGCCAGCACTTTTATTATAGTAAGGGATATACGTTTCGATTGTTCCGTGACGAACGATCTGCAGCGGGCGCTGGGTGGTTGCGTTATAGCGAAGCACTTGGGAATTGCCCATACGAATCAATTCCTTTGCACTCGTTATAGTAATCCACTGATCGTCTCCAACCGCAAGCACATTCTGAAATGTATGTGGAATAGTAAATTTATCTGTATCTACATATTTCCATTTCGAATACGAAGCAATCTCTTCCTTATTAAAAAACTGAGGAAGTTTATCATTGGCGACCGCCTCACATATACAAAACAACATCGTGTCATCGAGGACAGAAATGACTTCCCTTACCGTTACATAGTCAAAGATCTTAGATACTGGAAGTGCATGATTATCTCCGATCGTTTTAATATACTCTTTTACTTTTGTATCATTACTGCTATTTCGTTCAAGAATCTTCTGAAGATCTGCGCATAACTCGTCTCTGTTAGTCATCGTTCTGTCCTCCTTTCCTTAAATTTACGATATTTCAAATCGTTTGTCAATGCTTTGACGTTAATTTTGTTACGCCAGTCTTTGCCTTTGTCAATAAAAACCTTCTTTTAACATCGCTACATATTAAATTATAATTGGCATGATAATTGTAATACATTACAGTTTAACTCCATAAAACTGATCGTCATCATCACAGTAAATTGACAACTCTGTTTCGTCATCATCGTATTTATAACGCGCAGAGCTTGGAATCTCATCCAGGGTTTTGCATATTTTCACTGTGATAGTTCCTCCATAAAATTCAGACCACATTGTTTTCAGTTCCATTGCGCCCCTCCATTCAATCTAACAAATCTGCGGCCATACGTCGTTTCTCTTCTGTTGCTTTTGCGTATATCATGGTGTTTTTCACATTAGCATGCCCGAGCTGCTGTGCTGTTAAATAAATATCTCCAGTCTTATCGTATAGTTTCATGGCACATGTTGAACGCATTTTATGAGGAGTGATATGCTTACCAAACTCGCCCGCATCATGTTTCAATAGATTTCGTACAGCTGAAGCAGACATACGACCACCATGATTACCAATGAATAAAGCTCTCTCTTCCTTGTTTCGAACGGTTATAACTCTTTCTTTTAGCCAGTTCTTAATACTATTCACTGTGTTTTCGCCAATATATATCGTCCTTACTTTATTTCCCTTTTCAACAACTTTAATTGTCATTTGCTCAAAATCAATATCATCAATATCTATATTAACAATAGCAGAAACACGCAAACCAGTAGCACATCCAAGTTGAACTATACATAAATCTCTTAATACAAATCTATCACTATGCCTATTTTTACATGAAACGATATTTTCCTTTAACTTATGAATCTCTTCATCTGTCATATATACAACAGATTCTTTTTCTGCAATTTTTAATTTCATGTCATTATCACATGGATTCTTGTCTACAAATCCATTTTTGATTAGAAAATTGTAAAAAGAAATAATCGCAGACAGTTTTCCATTAACGATACTTGCCTTATTTCCATTTTTAGTTAGACAATTTCGATACTTTTCAACATGAAATGGTTTTACTTTACATATATCAACATTTAATTTCTTAATATATTTCTCAAAATCCATCAGATAATACAAATATTGCTTTCTGGTGGCAGATGTTTTTACACCATCGATACTATCAATATAATCGGAGACGAATTGAGAGCATTTACCTTTTCTCTCATTTATCCATTTATCATTTTTCTTATCCATTTCAGCTCGCCCACTCATGTTGCCTCCTTTAAAATCTTGGTGCTAATTCACCCATCATCTCTCTTTCGTCTTGATTACAAGGCAAAGCATAATCATGCGCAGAATCAAGATAGAAATTTTCCCATTCATACCAAAGATCTGTTTTCTTGGGTATAACTCTGTTAGAATTAAACTCTTTAATTGTTTCCTTTAACATATCTTCATCAAAAGTATTATTCGTAATATCCTGATCATATGCATCTTCTGTTATACGGACCAGATTACCATTTGTAATCATCATATAGAACTGTCTTCTTCTACCATCTTTACATGTTACAGATCTTTTAATATATAGATCAGCAGTTCTGATATCTTTATACCATTGACCATAAGCGTAACATAATTCGTTCCACATATTACTCTCATCCGATTTAACTGAATTTTCGTCTGGCTGATATCTGATCATAATGTCATTTATTACTGTCTTATGACCAATTGGATTCTGCTTAATTGCTTTGTAATATTTCCATCTCCATTCTTCCGATAGATTTCTTTGTCTTCTTTGTGGCGTCCCATAACATAACCAAACATCACCAGTTAAATAATCGTGTTCAATGCTTGCTGGTTCATCATTTTCTATTAACCGTGTGACACCTTTTCTATCAACATAAAATGCAAACGGATTTTTACCTTGTTCATATAATCTCTTTCCGTGATCTCTTAATTCTGCATTTTGAGATATACCTTTTAAACTACTTACAGTACCTCCAATTAAATGACCAAATAAATAAACAAATCCAAACATATCGCACCTCCCTATGCCACAATCAATCCATACTCCTTAATCAACCGTAGTGCGACCATCCGATTCAATCCACCCCGCACATTAAAAGTGATTGGCCGTCCATTTTCATTCTTATAAGTCATATGATCTCCATTGCTTCTATCATATTCATATCCATTCTTCTTAAGCATCTTCGCAAATTCCCTTGGTGTCCATGTCTTCTTCATTGTAGTATACACCTCCTTAAATTACAACACTAACATTAATAGCTTTGGGAAGCTTTCCATTTGGCACAAGATCATTACTAATGTCAAAAACCACATTCGAATGTCTGTGTATCATCTTTTTTACTTTTCTTTCAAGTTCAGAAAATGGAGAGAAATATCTAGATCCATCTTCTGCTGTAATAAAAAAGTATTTTCCATGTGCCATCATATCTACTATTCCATTCACAATATATATCTCCGTTTCTATACAAACAATGTCTTCAGATACTCTCTCTGTTCCATTTGCGTCATCATACTCCAATTCCATTCGATCAATGCCTGCTTCGTCTCTCGCAGCGTCTTCTCTCCCACTCCTTTCATTTTGCCGCTGCCTCTGTTGAATAAATCCACCACATCTCCTACAGTTCTCGCTCCATTTCTAAACAATGCATTTCTACCACGATTAGGCATATCAACATCTACAATCGATGTATCAGCATTCTTAATCTTGAATCCTACATTTCCATCATTGCTCTTAAGCTCTACTCCTTCAGAAATTAACAGTGCCATCGTTTCCCTAAGTGTCATCTTTTCTCCTTTCTTGGTTTGGAAAGGGAGCTGCAATATATGACTACAACTCCCTTCCTGGGTGATTAGTGTACTCTGAAAATTACATGCTCTCCATTCTTCAACGTCCAACATCCTTTACCTTCGAATGCACATTCACTGCAATTCCCGCTGCAATAGTAAGCACCATACTCAGGAGCAGTCGTTCTGCCGTCTTCATACAGCACGTGGCTGCAGGGGAGATTATGCGGATTTTCCATTTCCATGTTCTGCCAAGCGCTCATGATTGCATGTACATTCTCAGGAAACTTATTATCATACAGAAACTTGTTGATTCCCTTGTAGTTCTTCGTAAAGAACAGGATCTGTGTCTTCGGGTTCGCTTCACCAAGAGCTTTCACATAATAGAAATCATCGTCCGTCAAGTCACCTCCTACATTTAATCTTAGTTCCTGTACATAGTTCAACTTAATCTGCTGATCAATCTCTCTCCAATATCTCTCAGGATTTACCTTATGGATCGCAGAATTCCTTGCTCGATCCTCGATCACTGCAGGATAAATCATATCATTTCGAAGATCATAGCAACCATGCGAGCACTGACTACAGTTTCCGCAATCAATCACTGGCATAAGAGATACCGTCCAACAATTCGTTCCAGTCTTCTTATTTCCACGCTGCAGCTTAACATGCAACTCTTCCACCCATGCCAAATTAGCATTTCTTGCATCCAAAAGCTTCTTAACTCTGTTCTGCTCTGCCGCCAAACTAAGTTCCTTTGCCATCTCTTTTCCTCCTTAAGCCATTGCCTGAGCAACAATTCCATTTGCAGCACAAATATTCTTCACTTCATCGTGATTTAAAATCCGATTAATTTTCAGCCAGTCGCTAATAATCCAAGGATCCTTTTGCTTTGAGTTTGTGCGAAAGTAATACCACTTATTCTTAGGAATCTCTCTATATCCATATCTCCCAGGGCTTTCAACCTCATTCCCTTTTACTTCACACTCACACCAAACTGTATCTTCCCTCTGCAGCAGCGTTCCATCTTCCGACTTCTTGCCAATCCAATCTGTGAACGGGATCTTCGTGCTATGAAAACCACTCCTAAGACTTAACTTCCCTCCACATCCACTTGCCTTTACATGTGTGTCATCTACCTTCGCCCCACATCCAGACCGTAACCACTTACCAACTTCCATCTCCCTGTTTGCTTCAACATAAAGCGGGAACAGCTTTCCATTGCGAACTCTGAACAGTTTGTATGTTTTCATATGGCCTCCTTATTTTTGAGTACAAAAAAAAGAGAGCCGAACGCTCGACTCTCTTTCGTCCAAACGCTCGATTTATTACAATACGTATACTACAAATGCTGCAAGTGCAATTGTTATTGCTATAGCCACCAAAATCTCTAACACTCCCATTCCCTTGTTATTCATATTTAGCCTCCATACATATTAGAACCAATGATGTACATTCTTTCGTGATCCCGTACTACAAAACATTCGGCAGCATACTGATTTGCCTCATAATCATATAACCATCTATCCATCCATGTGCGTCCATGATCTTCGCTGAGATCATAAAGTCTTAAACCATAATGTTTAGCTATTATTTTTTCCTCATTCATCTGTATTTCTCCTTATATTTATCCATATATATATTTTCTACCGCATCTTCTTCCATTCCGAACGTTTCAACCATTATCTTTTTATATTCTTCCATTACATACATGATGGCTCTGTGACCTTCGCCGCTTCCCTTATAATTCAAATATGCATCAATCGTATCTATATAACGCCGTAAGAATGTTTCCTTTAAGTTATCCATTTTTATCCTCCATCAAAATCACATTTTATTACTAACTTCTTCTAAGACCTCCTGATAGTATCCATATTTTCCATATCTATCATCCAACCAAAGTTCTTCTGCCTCATTTACCTTCTTTAGATTCTCTTTGGTTGGCATTCCGATGATCTGACCAGCAAGAAAACCTCTGCAGTAGTCATCCCACATATGTTCTTCAACCTTTCGGAAGCCTTGATTCATAGCGATTTCCATTACAATATCTAGTGCTTTCTCCATGCTGACGTTCAATGTATCCATCAGGGTATATGTTAATCTCGCTACGGTAGAACACTCTTCCGATCCACTCCAATCATCTGTTTCTTCTGTACTATATTTTTGATTGAATCTGTGTCCGATCAACATACATCCCTTGTAAATATCATCCTTCATCTTATTCTCCCTCATAATTTAACGCATTCACAACATCATTTCTTCTAATCATTACCTTATCTGTGTAGTCTTCATTATACGGATTTCCATATGTCATAATCGATACATCCTCAGGTTCTTCATTCATATATGTCTTATATTCTGGATCTTCATATACAGATACATAAGACATATCTATTTCACAATCATATCCTTTGGGTTGTAATACTACACAAATACCTGGTTGACCAGGATCTGCACTCTTATAAGCTCTTAGCACACCAGCACTTGTATTTACCCCAATCATTTCTGTCATATTTCCCTCCTATGAATCACTTTGTATCATATCTATTATTACCTTACGTATCTCAAAAAAGTGTTGGGTTTCTATAGAAACAGCTCCTCTTTTTTGTCTGGTTCGTCCCAGACGTAAGACCGTACCTCCTTGTTTCCAGTGTAGTAGTCATGGTCAATAGAGCTACGCTTGCTAACGATTCGCACCTTATATCTCTTACTCATAATTTGTCCTCCCTTAATCATCCACTACCGTAAATGCTCCCTCTTCCTCCAGATATTCAAGGATTTCTTCTGCTGCATTTTCACACGATTCGGAGCAATAAATGATGTTTGTAATTTCATTCCACCATATATCTCGTGTTTCCTTTACAATTGCATTATCCATGCTATTTTATTCTCCTCCCTTACTTCGCGTTCCAATTTGCATCTGTATGTAACACATTCACTCTAAACTGCTCGATCATGTCGTCGTTAATCAGAAGAATCAATCCTTTTCCATTGCTCTCAAAGCTCACTACACTCATCTCTCCATACAAACCAACTGCAATTCCCTTCTCATTCATTGTTTCAAATGACGTTGCCGAGATCGTGCCATTATCCGTCTTCTTCTTCAACATGTTTCATCTCCAATTAAACGTTACTTTTATTGGCATTTTGTATACAGTATATTGATTCTATGATTTGTCTTTGTGCAATATATTGTATGTATTCAGCTATTATTTTTTACAAATTTTTCCATCGCTTCGATTAAATTCTCTTTCCATTTAGGATCGTCAGGATCTATCTCATAGTGTTCAAATGTACTAGTATCAGTGTCCCAATAACCATCATCATCTTCTCCCATTAAATATATTGCGCTGCAATTTTCCCCATTAAAACACAGATTATACTCGGCACCTATCTTTCCATTCCATACCTGGACCTCTCCCCAACTGTCATATTCTTCTCCATTTGCAACAGCCCGCACACTTTCAATCGACAGAGTTACTTCATGTTTCATTGCTTTCGCCCTCCCTTTGGAATAACCGTTTTATCAACAAATGTATGACCAGATATTACAGTCATCCATCTCGTTTATCAGCGCGTCCAATCCGTTGTCTTTAATGTAATCAAGGCAGGCCAGGATATTTTCGGTTACATCATCCTTTTCAAGATCAGAGCATCTAAAATGTATTTCCCGAAACAGCTTTTCGCTATATTCAACCCCATTTTCCTCACACAATTCTTTGATCAATGTATGCATTTTTGTCTTCCTCTTCAACCATGAAACATTCATTACAATCCTTTGCTTCACATTCCATTTCGTCATACACCAAACAATCCTGTCTCTCTTTTAGTTCCATAGGATCTTGTCTGCACGTTCCACACGATTCTTTTAAGATATATGCCATAGTCAGCTTCCTTTAAATTCAGCTTTCATTTACAAAATCCTTTGTATTTTTACAAAACTCAACAGCTTCGCTATAAGTCATCCTGTCTTCCCAGCATCGTCCATCTGGAGTCCATACAGAATACTGATAAAAATCAGTGTAGCGAATAGTTAAATTATTGATTTGTCTGATTCGTCTACCCTTCATATCCGTCCCTCCTTATCAAAAAGTTATTTTATTAACTCTCCGTTTTCTGCGTTAACAAACATCAGATACTCCATGATCTCTTCTGTAACTCCGTGTTCCTTTAACCATTCCTCCGCTGTTTCTACATCTTCAAACTCTTTAATTTCGCCATCATCATCTAATACATATTCAACTTCTGTATTAATCGTAATTCCCTCAAGCGGTCTACATACTGCTACCATAATTTACCTCTCTTAAAAACATTATTTTACTGATCTACTCTAAACGATCTAACATCGTATCCGTATTCATCAAAAAGATAATAAGCCATATCGCCATCATACATATTTTCAATTATCTTTGCCTCATCAGGATCTGAGATAATTACTTCTTTAGGTAGAGTAATCTTGTGGTCACTATCTGCTACATCCCACTTGATATCATATATTCTCATAAATATCTCCTATCAAAATCTTATTTCATTTACTACACAATTCAATTCCCTTAAACAGGTTGTATATCTGATCTTCGGCTTCATCGTATGATAAACAATTACTCCAATCTCCGTTATCTATATCGATTCCTATTTTGCCATCATCATCACAGAACACTTGGATTCTATCCTCTGGGAAACCATTCTTTGCTGCAAGTTCTTTAATTAGAGCTGTAAGTATCTCTATTGTTGTCATATTGCACCCCTTAAAAACCTTGTTTCATTCGCTCCAATTGTCGAGAATAAATTTTATCGCTTCATCTTTGTCAAAGAACCAATAGTCCTTTCCTTTCCAAAAATGATATGCTGTCTCACCATCTATAATTCGTTTTTCTATTGAGTATGATGGCACTACATATCTACATCGTTTTGCTTCTTGTAAATATGCTAAATCATACGTTGCAATAGGAACATACGATACAGACCATTCATTATTTTGTTTATGTACATATGTATAATTCCCTTTTTCTGTGATCCATATCTTTCCATTGTCTACTGGATTGAAACCAGTATATGTAAGTAATCCATCTGTTTTTGTAGCTACCATAATCCACTCCTTATAAAATCTTGGTTTTATTTCTTTGCCTTAATCGCTGCATATAATTCTTCAATCGTCATTTTTGTAGCTTCTTTGTATTTTTCAAGATACTTTTCCAGATATTCTTTTGAGTACGAATTATTTGCCCACATCTCACCACAACTATGAAGTTCTTTAATGATTTCTGCTTTGGTCATTCTCTTTTACCTTCCTTGAAATGTTCGGTTTATTGTGCCGTAATTACCGTCTCCCACTGGTTCTGAATATCCACCAAAACAGAATACATATCTGCAGCTCTCTCGTAGATCTCACTGTCATCTCCAGTTCCATTTACATACTCTTCGTAATTCGTCAGCACTCTGCTTATTTCATCATAAAGCCGTGACTTCTCGTCCATATATTTACCTCTCTTGAAATATCTTGGTTTTATTTAATACCATATCTTTCAGCCACTTCTCTATCTAACGGAGTCATTATGTGACTCATATGCATAATCCTTTTATCTTTTGCGTTATCTATATCTTCTAAAGTACATGGCCTCACTTCCATTGCTATATTTTCAAAATATTCTTCTGCAACTGCTCGTGCATTTGCTTCACTAAAAGCAGCTATGATGATATCGTATACTGCTTTCCGACCCTGGATTTTAACGAAGTATAAATGTCTCTGCATTGCTTCCTCCCTTGAAATGTTGTTTTTATTCATCTTCTTCCGTATCATACTCTTCATATACTTCAACGTTATATTCTATGTCTAATTCAGGAAATGCTTCATATAATTTCTTGCCAACATATTCTGTTGCCTTGTCGTATGCATTACCTTCATCATCTGCCTTTACCGTAATAAAACCATCAGTATAACCGCCACACAAATCAACACGAAATCTATATTCTTTCATGATTTTTACCTCACAAAACCTTTCTTTTATTTCCTTCGAACTCCCATAATGTTTTCCAGTTCTCTTGCCGTATCTTCAACCAGTTCACCATATTCTTCTGCATAGAAATACTCCCTGTCGTTCCAATCTCCACATGCCAAGTCGAGACTTGGACTGGAAGAGATAAGACAGTGCAGCAGATTCCGTAGCTTCTTGTTTGTTGTTTCCTTTTCCAAATCCTCGAGAAATTTTAATGTATCATCCCCGTCCATTTGCTTTCTCCACCAATCTCTTCATTTCTCCCTTTGCAAACCAATACTTATCCATAGCATTCATCAAATCAATGCCAAGATCTTCGTCAATGATTTCCCAGTTGTCTTCCCATAAATCACATTCCATAAGTCTATCGAGGACTCCCTGAATAGTGTAATCAATATCGCTGATATATTCCGTTTCCAGCCACATGCCGCCGTTAGAATCTCCTTCTGAGGCATACTCGGTCATCCAGTAGTCTTTATATCCAGCCTCTTCATCTTCTTTTGTCAGATTATCTCCAGTTCCCTCAGCAATCCGAAAGATTGTATATCCGTTCCATAAGTATAATGATGCTGACGGATAATCATTCCATTTCATATTGAGATTCATATTCATTTAAAACTTTCCTTTCATCCTAAGTGTCTATTCAGATACGACATTACCTTCCCTTCATCATCAATGATCTCATCAGGGACATAGAACATTATCTGCGAATCAATTGCCTCTGCCTCTTCATTTATTAAGTCACACTCATCATCAAGCATCGCATCCTCCATTGATTCAATACCAACATACACTATTCCAAACTCATCGGAATCCATAAGCCGTACTGGATACTTGACTCCATCAAATGTAATGGTATCCATATTTCTCTCCTTCCTACAGATTGCTCCACACTATTTTATCTTCGTAGCTGTTCCAAATCCAACATGCATACGGCTTAGATTCAGCAATCTTAATTGCATCATCTAAATCTTCATACCTTCCAACCAAACGATCATCTTCTGCATAAACATAATAAAAGCCCATATCTCTCCCTCCTGGGGCAGCCGATTGACTGCCCCGCTTCTCTTGTTTAGTGGAATTTCTTCCACTCGGCCTCGATTGCATCGAGCCTTGCCTTTACCGCTGGAACATGGCCAACACCAGCAGTTGCATTATCATTGTATTTCTTCGAAATCGTCATCCTCTCACCACTGAAGAAGTGCTGGAGAAATTCTGTCTGCTTCCCGTGTTCCGCAACAAACGGAATAATAGAGAGAAAATGTGTTTTGACGTACAATCTCTTGGCTGGCGTGCCCGCCTCGTTCTCAATCATCTCGTCGTGCATCTTCTTAATGTTGTCGTAAATCTTCCACATCTTGTCGTGGTCTGCCTTGTTAATCACCAGCTTCTCCATGAATGGACGGATTTCCTTAGTGTCCAAACACGGTGTCTCCATATTGAGGATTGCAAATGACTTCGTAACCAAATCCTCGTCCGTGTATCTCGCTCTCGCTTTGTCAGTCAAGAAGTCATATACAGGATGGTGTCCGAGAACCTTAATCTGCGGAAGTGCATTGCAGCGAACCCTGGACTGTTCAATCTGTGTAAGAGGTTTCCCGTTGTTGATCCTGTAAAACAACTCTTCCTGCTGTTCCTCTTCGAGTTCATCGAAGTAGTTGATATTCAATGAATACGACTTGATATTGTCCTGCATCTCTTCAGACAGACCACTGAAGAACATTCCGTTGATATCCTCTTCGCTTCCGTCGTCATACAGAACTGGCGGTACATCTTTTAGTGAATACATTCCCTTGACATACTCACGGATTGCATTGCATCTCTGCTTTCCGTCAAGGAAGTCGTATACCTTGTCAGCACCACGAACCGCATAGAATGCAGGAACTGGCATTCCAGTGATAAGCGAATGAATTAGAAGCGACTTCCGTGACTGATCCCAGACCAGCGTCCTCTGAACCGCTGAATCAAAGCGAATCGAAGCATTCTCCATCATCTTCACTATCTGATTGCAGTTCCATGAAATTGTCTTACGGTCAAATCCAACAATCTGTTTCGCCATTTCCTTTCCTCCTCATTTTGTGGAAGTATTCGTGTTCGTATCTGCGTTCCTTTCTCAACGCATTGTAATTATTTACGAATGATACAATGAACCATTCATCTTTCTTTCGTTTCTTCTTAGCTTGTCTCGAGTTCATCTTCATCGTCCTCGTTTACAAATCCAAGCAATTCCATTTCGTAATCATCAAGATCCCAAATGTATCTCATGTCATCGTAGTTATATCCTTTATTGAACAGATATTCCTGTGTGTTCTGCACCACCTGTTCCAGTGTACTTCGGTTGACAGTCTCAGCATAATTCTGTATATCAAACACATCCTGTGCTTCACAGAACTGGATCAATTCGGCTGGCCCATCTGCTATCTGTGTAATATCTCTTGCCGTCCGTTGAACCCACTGAACGAAGCCCTTTGTCATCAGTCCGTTTCCTTCACACTTCTCAATTTCTTCGTCCGTAATCTTCTTTGCGTTTCTCCATCCAATATCCATCAGATGGGTGATTGCCATCATGAAGTAATCTAATCTCGTCTTGTCATAAAACTTCTTAAGCTCACTGTATGACATGATTCCCTCCTTTGTGTTAGGCTGCCACGGTGATCATCTTGTTTGCTTCACTGAACTCATCAACCATTGTGTATGCCACATCAATGTAATTGTTGCCTGCCAGTGTCTTCTGGAACAGGTTGCTTCGGTAGTTTCTCGTCTGCCTTGAAGGTGTGTGGTGTGTCGCCCAGTCAGAGACTGCGTTCACAAACTTGAATCCGCTGTTCTCATATCCATCAAGATCTTCCGTTGTCTTGTAGATATCCCTGACTTCCTGCCTGCTCGCCAGCACTCTGTCGTACTCCCTCGGAGACATCTCGTCATTGACGGGGAACATTCTCTCAAGGAATGTATCAACGTGCTTGTCCTGCAGAAGAATTCTCTTCTGCTTTTCGATTGTCTGTTCCATTGCACCGAGATAGTGATTGTAATTCTCGATGGTTTCAATTGCGGCAGCCAGTCTTGCCTGTGCCGAACTGGTGTGTTTGACGCTGAAGGATCTGTTCTGCGCTCCCTTGATTGCATAGTTCAGAGTATTCTTGCAGATGACTCGAACAGGAGTGAGGAAGATTCTCACGCTCCCTTTACCATCGTGGCGATTGGTAAATACCAGATAGGGATCAACCTTCTCACCAACCATGTTTCGCTGAGGCAGCTTTGCCTCAATCCACACAATCTTTCCGTCGTCAAACTGTCCAGCAGTTTCGACCTGGAATCCATTGTGACCAAACAGTGCGTCAATGAACTCAAAACCTGCCGTGTTCTGTACGGGATGGTAGCGGTTAGTCACCGCACCGTAGACTGTTGACGGCACTTCCGTTTCGCCAACTCTGTCATAGCGCCGAGTGGCTACCATGTTAGGGATCTTCATACCGTCTGCCGTGTAAATCGGCTCCGTATACACCGAGTAATCCAAACCAGCCAACTGACACACTGCTTTTGCGCTATGTGCCTGAGTAACATCCGTTCCCAGTCCATCCCACAGTAACTTCTTGCCGTTCCCTTCGAACAACGTCTTGCGGGAATAGGTTCTGTTGACACTCGGTGCGCCATAGTTGCTGATAGTCATCTCATTCATGCTGCAAGTTCCTCCTTTTTGTGTGCTCTCCTATATTCTTTACTTGTCCAATACTGCCCAGTTTCATCTCCCTCGAAGATGATGATGATTGCGTCCTCATCAGCGCTCTCATAGATTTCTTTTACCTCTCTGAACGAGTATCTCGTCCAGTTCGCTAAGTACTTTGTTTCGTACTTAACATATTTTTGCAGTGCTTCCTTGATGGCCAACTTCTGCTGGGTCAGCTCTTTGCTGTATGCCTTAACCGTCTTTGTTATCTGCGGCTTTACCTTATACCGCTTGGCATATTCCTGATCCTGTTCCTTCGCTTTGCGGAATGCATCCATCTTCCTTTCTCTCTCGTTCTTCCACCACTTCTCAAAGTTCCGCAGACGTTCCGTTTTCCAATTTAGTTCGGACGACCGTATACTCCTTCTATTTGCGGCCATCTGATTGAGAATATCCTTTGTATCCTCGGTGATAGTGTCGCAATACAGGAAGCAAGTGCCAGCCCCTATCTTTGCGACTCTCCCTTGATTTTGCTTTAATATGGTTTCGAGTTTCATGCTACCTTCTCCCAGAAATCCATCTCTTCGTTACTCATTGCTTCGTTCATTGCCTGTACCGCCGCGTCTGCTCTCTCTTCGTCTGTCATGTAATCCCAATCTTTTTCGTAGTAACTGGGCATTCTCTCCCAGTTCTTTTTCCCTATCAGATCTCTGTGTCTGTTCTGATACAAGAAGTCATTTACGTGTCTCTGTGTAGTGTCCGAATATCCGCCCCATGTGCGGATCACATTTCCGTTCACAATAACTGCAACGATTGTGCTGTAAGACTGCAGTGCAATACTGCCGTCATCGTAATGGATAACGTGTGCCTTACCGTAAAAAGATTTCCGTCTGTCATACTGAGGTTCGAGTTTTTCCTTGTACATAATTACCTCCTATTCATCAACACCAAGACCACACATCACTCTGCATAATTCGCTTTCGTTTGTCTGTCCTATAAATGGACAGTGGTGCTGACCATCGAAATCCACTACATCGCAAGGAATTTCTATTGGAATCTCCTCATAGGAGCTTGATGTGTCATGCTCTGCTCTCCAGTAATCTAACTCTGTCATGCCGCCCCCTCATCTCTGTACTTCCCGCATATCCATTTGATTGCTTCAATGGAAGACTGGAAGTAATGACCTTGCGCCCAGTAACTTTTCTCTTTGTTAAGTCTCCACGCCGCAACAAAAGGCTGGAAAGATGTGTGGCGGTAGATGAGCGTGTAATCAATCTCGGGAAACTCCTCGATGATTGTGTAATGGTCGTCATTCTCGACCGTTTCCATGTGCTCCAGCGTATCAAATACTGCCATTTCGCTCTCCTTTCGATTAAAACTGGTATGCGTGGTTACCCAGTCTCTCTTCGGGACTCACTTCTTTCTCATTGATATGGGTAATCATACTTGTTAATTCATCCATTTCTGTATCTTCATCGCCAGGTAAAATAAGCACCTCGTGAATACTGGACGGAATTACCTTGTATTCGCCAAATCTTTCTTTCAGCATATCCCGCTGTGTTACTGCGGTAATTGCTCCGCATATCCTTGTTTTATTAGATAGAACATACAAAGGGATATCATCTTCAGGAAGCGGGAAGCCAAGTGATACAAGTACTTCATACATAGGTGTTAATTCAAAATCCTTTGAATTTTCCAATGCGGTACTAATAATCTCGTCGTATTCCTTGCCCCACATCTGCACCAGTTCGTTGGTTACCTTAACTGATGCATTATCGTCAAGTTGAACATACGGAATGATAATCAAATCATCGAATCCATATGGAGCAGCACTGATATATACATCAGCATTTGTCTTGCAATTGTATAACCGTGCCCTCAGTCTTGCCTTGACAAAGCCATCGTAATCAGCAATGTCATTGATTGGATTCTTCGTTGGAACAAAGTTTCTTAATCCCTCCTGTACTTTTTTAACGAAACTTGGATACCGTACCCTGTTCTTATAATCATCGTCCACATAAACAGTCGGATGCATTTCACTGTCAGAGGGAAGTACAATACCGTGTTTGATAATTCCATTTGCCTTTTCAACTTCTTTATACTCACCACCAAGTTTCTCAGCTGCCTTCCGTGCGTATTCCTCAATAGACATTCTCTTAGACATTTCGCTCTCCTTTCAATCACAGTTCGCAGTCAATTAAGTTTTCCATGAATGCTTTATCCAGCAACTGCATTCCGTGCCAGTCTGTCAGGTACTTAAGGACGTCCATCCCATCCCATCCATAATCCCGAATGATCTCTTCCATTGTGTTCCAGTTTTCCTGGCTATCACTGCTTGCTTCGTACATCTTTTACCTCCTTATAACCAAGGCCCAACATGATCTTTCTTCATTTGCTTCACTTTTTCCATTGCTTCTTTCTTGCTATCCACCGTAGCAAGTGCCATGTTCCATCCTCGTGCATCGTTGTAATAAGTCAGCACGTACTTCCCTTCGTACTCGTTTTTCCAAGGATTGGAGTTCAGATGAAACTGAACTCCATCGTATGCAAATTCCATTACGCAGCCTCCTGTAAGTAACTCTCGGGCAACTCCTCGTCTCCCGCACTATAGCCAGCTCCCTTGTTCAGCAGAAGTTTCTTATCGTACCTAACTCCTAACTGCTCAAGATACTTGTATACGAACGGTACCGCTTCAGGATTATTCCCGAGCCAACGATTGTGATTACCGTGAATCTGAATCACATGGTCATCACAAATCTCGATGGTATAGAACGGAATATTCTCATCTGCCTTACGTCTCAGGAAAAGGATATTCGTGATTCCCTGAGCGTGCTTATCAAGATATCCGCCAACACAGTGATTCAGCACAATACCTTCCTTTGTGATTTCATCTAACTGGTGGGGGACTCTGATGCAGAAGTCTCCGTCCTCATACTCGTATTTCTTGATACGTTCGTCCTGAAGTTTCTCAAACTTCTTCTTAAGCAGTTCCTGCCGTTCTCTTTCTGACGCATCTCTTAATGCCTGCCGTTCTCTATCTTCCTGTACCTTAAGAGCAACAAGAGCATCATGTAATCTGTTTATGTCGTCATAGTTCTTTACGTTGTAGAGATCGATGTCTGGCTTGTTATTGATTCTGTTGTATGTCGAGATAACATCATCAAACAAACTAATACAACCAGTCTGTTTGGATTCCATCTTGAACAACTTAAGAATCCATTTCTTTTCGTCATCTGTAAGTGGCGTACTATACCGACTATCTCTGCGCCAGTACTCATATCTATGTCCAGGAACTAAGGTTGTAATGCTGTTACTGCCGTATCTGCCACTGTCAACATAGTTCGCGATGTAATCACAAACATCCTGTGACAATTCTGTCGCATCGAAACCACCCACAAAATATTTAATCTCTCTTGCAATCTTGAGGTTCCCGTCATGACACTCCATTGCGTTAAGTACGAACTTGTTAACACCAAGCAACTTAAACATCGGCTGCTTTGTTTCCTTTTCGACAAGGAAGAAGGTTTTCATATTTGACGCAATCTCATCACAATACATCAATTTTTTTGCAACATTCACATAACCAGCCTTTGACAACTGTTCAACAATCGGATGCCGCAGATAATTGATAAAATTCTGAATATTTATATCATCCTCAATACAAGGCATGATATATTTTAATGGCTTCCATTCCTGAATATCACTTGCATTGATAATCACCGCTGCTCCTTGCGCCGCCCAAGGTGTACTCGCCTTTATTTTCCAGTATCCATCATTCACCATGACGGTAGGTTTACCTTTGTCAGACACAAACAGACGCATTTCTTCTATTATTTTGTCTGAATTAATCTCATATCTGTATCCATATCTGAATACACGAAGAACCGCATATTTGTCGTCAAGTTTTTGGAAGTAAATCATTTTCTTATCATCCACCACAGATTTCGACGGAAGCGGCGTGATATCATCTAATTCGTAAGCAGAAAGATCATTAAATGTCTTACTCGAAGTTCGCTTTATGAACTCCATTTGATACCACCGTGCATACTGCCATATTTGAGCGAGTGGTGTGCTGTACCAGTGATTGTACTCACGGAGTTCGCTTGAATCTGGAGCAAACTTCTTAAACTCTGCGTAGTTCTCTTCTCCTACCAAACTACGACGTGACCATGTCTTCATTTCCTTCAGTAAATCCTTTGAGTAGTGGGTATTGCCAGTAAGAATACCAGTATTGCTGTATGCATTCGGATCATTGCGGAAGATGAAGTAGCGGGAATAATTCCAGCCATTTCCGTAGTACCATTCTTTCGCTTCGCCTGCCTTACCTCTGCCGCCATCCATGAAGATGTGGGCGAATTCAAGAGTATCCATATCCTCGTGGTATTCGATGTAAAGACCTTCGTATTCATTGCGAACGCAAACCACATTGTTGAGACCGCATTCTCTTACGTCGCTCCATCTTGTAGGGTCAAAGTTAATCGGCTCCCTGCTTAAATCTTTGGAGTTCCAAATCTCGTATCCCTTTGACGTGCGGATGTACTGATTTACCTCAGGGCATAAATCTTGCTTGGGCTTAGTATTCTCGTTGCAATACTTCTTAACAAGTGCCGCCTTCTCTTCTTTGTTCATTTGGATCTCCTTTCAATCAAACAGTTGTTTTATTTACACCCACAAAATGTGGGATTATTTTCTTTTTCATGCCCCACCTGTGGTAGCGTGGGGCTTTAATTTTAGTGCTTACTGGATGAACTCAAGATCTTCATCATCATCGTCATAGTACTCGTCATCGTCCTCGTCGTAGTCATCTTCCTCATCCTCGTCGTAGTACTCAATCACTTCCCTATCAGCGAGCACAAGCTGGACGCGGTTGATAAGGAGTGCCTTGATTGCTTCGTTCGGCAGTTCGCAATCAATATCGTCAAGGTTAGCAAGTTCCCTCGCTCCCTCATAAGCGGAACGGTTGCCGTAGTCAATGAGGATTTCTGTTCCATCAACAGTCAGCGCCTCATTCGGACGAATGTGATTTGCGGCTACCTCAACCGCATTCATGAGATATCTGCGTGTCTCGTAGATGTCTCCGTTTGTTGCAATCAGTGCCTCCTCGAGCAGTTTTATGCAGGCTGCCTTATCAGTCTCGCTTGCATAACCGAACATCAGACTGCGCTCTTCTTTTCCGTTGACAATCGGAATACAACCGCCGCGTCCTGCCTGCTGATAAGAGATTGCGAACTCGCCCTTGGTCTGCCTTGTGCTCGGGATGTTGATTACGTCATTCATTTCGATTCCTCCTTATCAAATGCAAACTATAGTTTCGATTTGTTTCATTATCGCATCTTCCCGCTGTTTCTCTTCCGCTTCCTCTTCGTTTATGAATTTGGGGCTTGCATAGAAATCCCTTATGATTTCTTCTGCCAGTTCATCTCCCCACTTGTCGGAATAGAAACCCCAGCAAGACTCCTCATCGATCCAATCTTCTCCATCCCACACTTCGCTCATGAATCCGTACACTTCACCAGTCAGATACTGGTCATACGTTTTCACTTCCGCTTCCAACGTCTCCTGCGCTACCTTGCGCCAGTTCTTTTCGGTGGTCTTAAGATATCCGCGCTTACCTTTGATACGGTAACCACTCTTTAAGACCTCTTCCTTTGTGGTGTAGATCCACCCGATATCCGAGCAATCCCACTGTGCATCGAAGTGACTCCATCGAGAGCCGCACCACATTGTGATTCCGCTGTGTTCGTAAACCGCAAGCGGGATGAAGTAATATCCCTTGCGCTCCAGTGCTTTAAGCATCTGCGGAATGGTTGCGTCCTCATACTTTTCCTCACCCAACTGCCAAAACAGGAAGTCATGTGGGTTATCGTAGTGGTTATCTTTGTAGTCGCCCAGGTTATAGTTCGAATACCAACACATCATGTGACCGATGTTTCCATCGCAGTCATACCGAGGATCCCAAGGCTCATCATCCTGCTCTATCCGTGTTCGGATTAGCTTTCCATCGGAATCTATGAAGTATGTGTAGTCCATGCTTACTCCTCCTCATCGTCGAGTTCCACCAGATACATTTCGTTGTTAAGCATAATCTCCTTCCATACTGCCCGCTCTCCGTCGCGATTTCCGTACTGCTTACGGTTCTTCGTTGTGTGCTTCCAACTTCTTGTCTTTCTCATGCTGATCTCCTTTCTTTTACTGTAATTCCATTTCTTTTACGTAAAGATAATGAAATAAATAATCAGGACGCATATCCGAATACTGTATGCACTCTTCAAATGTACGAAGCACCTTACCTTCCAGATGGTAAGGCACGTCATCTGGATCAACATCCATCTCTGTTATTACTACTTGCTTTCCTTTACGTTCAGGAATCCATGTTTTAGCCGCCTCTTCTGCCTTTTCTTTTGTGGTGTACAAACCACAAATTTTTTCATAACCACTGGCACCATTATCGATATCACTCATAAGCAGATATGCCTTACTCATTTTGCTCGCCCTCCTCATCATCCCACCACCACATGTCCTCTTTATTGAATTCTTCTTCATCGTCCAGTTCGATCTGACGAATCTCAAGAGTGCCACAAAATAGTGGCTGATACGGTCGATCATAAACGTGAGGATTTTCATACTCTGCCTTGAATTTCTCTGCCATTTCCTTTGTCGAGAACGTTGCCTCTAACGATTCCGTTTTGACCGCATCACCAAAGCCGCCATCAACATCGTACTTGTGAAACACCTGATAGATATTCATTTCGCTCACCCCTCACTTTCTGCCTTACGACAATGTTCACGTGCTAATGATGTGTAATAAAATGGACATTCGCTTTTTACACATTCACAAAATTCTGTTACATCTTCGGCAAACCTTTTTACATATTCATCTGTGTATTCGGGTTTGTGAATTACTTTAGTCTGATACGGACATTTCATTTCTTAACCTCGCTTTCTGCCTTTGCAAAATAATCAATATCATTTCCCATTGTCGGAAAATTTTTATCTTTGAGGTCAAGTATTGCGTACCATAAATCATTATCTATTGATCGACCAGAATCCTTTATGGATTTCGCTATAAGATATACTTTTTCTTCGGTCGTTTTTGTGTTATCAAGTAAAATTTTATTTGTATTCATTTCGCTTACTTCTCACTTTCTCCACGCTTGCATCGGTAATACGTTGCAATTCCCAAACATATTACCATTTCGCTTATACTTATTGTCAAAAAGGCTATAATTACATCTGTCATTTCGCTGACCACTCCTTTCTCTCAATGATGTCGAAACCCTCGCTCAGCGTAGGTTCCTCATATTTCTTAAGCATTCTGTCGAACACAAAGTCAGGAACCTTGCGTTTCCTTGCGTCGTTGCGGCGAATACAAACCGCAATCGGCGTATCCATCACGACCGCACGAACAATATGATTGCCACTCTTGGCAATCTCAATTGCCTTTGCACGGTCTTTCTTATTGATGTTGGTGGCATCGATTATGATATGTTCCGCTCCATCATTGATTGCCTCTTCCATCTTCCCATACAGGATGGAAAATACTTTCGCGGGATTTCCCTGAACTGATTCGTCTCCGTACAATTCCTCACGAATCTTGTCGGAAGACAGAACCAAGGATCCCTCTTCTGCCGCATAGGTTGACTTGCCCGAAGCGGGTAATCCGATTAACAGTGTTACCATGGCATTTCCCTCCCATAAAAGTGTGATTTAATTGCAACCGTATTCGAGTACCTTGTACACAAACAGGAACCGTTCTACCTTTAAAAACCATCCGTGTTTATGCGGATTATTCTCAATCCATGCATCCCAGTCAGCATCCAGTTTTCGCTTTGATAGATAATACTTATTCATATTGCGATTACCTCAACATACTCTTCATACTCAGAATCCGTTGCGAACTCCATGTACTCTCCGTCTATGTATCCCATATAGGAATACGAGTTGTAATATCCCTTCATATGTTCACCTCGATGCAAAGTGCATTTCCGTCGACGAAAATGTCAGTGACCTCAAGCGGGTCAAGCGATTCGGGTATGCTATCCTTGCCGTCATACGCGGCGATTTCGTTTCCATTTTCGGCAGAAAAGATCTTAACGAAAGTGGAATCATTTACGGTGTACAGCAACTCCTCAAGTGTCATACTACCCACGCTCCTCCCTGTCTCTCGGTGATACCGTACTTTGCGCACGCCCACAGGAAGTCGTTTGCCTTTTCGATGGGCATTTTCATGTGGTCTGCAATCAGAGCCGCAGACATGATCCCCTGACTATTGGTGTCTGCGTTTCCATACACGGTGCCGCAGAGGTCGCGGTAGAATTCCTTTGCCTGTGCCTTTGTGATCATCTTCGCTCTCCTTTCCCCATAAAACATGGATTTAATTTTCCCTACCGTACTCCACTATTGGAGCGATTACCCGCCCTGGCTCTGACACTAGGGCGGATTAAAATTAGGCTACAACCTTTCCGTTGTAATATCTCCCATCTACACGGATAACCTTCAGATGCTCAACAGTATTGATCCTTTTTACCCAGATGTAGTCGCCTACCTTGTATTCTCGATTGATTTCCAACTCTGTTACGACACCAGTTACAGTATTGCTATTTGGTTCTAACTCAAGACAAGTGTATCGACTCATTGTTTCCCTCACTTTCTGGAGCGCTTTGCTCCTGCCACACGCGGCTGCTTATTTGCGGGCTGCTCGTCTATTTTCTTGAGGATCTTAAGCAGATTCTGCATTTCATCTCCAGTGAACGTATTTACCTTGAACTGTTTCTCTCCGCCCTCTTCTGTTGTTTTCCACAGACGGATGTCGTACTTAGGGTCATTGTCTCCCCACTTGATCAACCGTAACTTCAGCTCGTATCCGTTGTTTCGTTCGCTGATTGTGCCGCACTCCTCCAGTATCTCGTACTTGAAATCGTCATCCTTCTTCTGTGCTGATTTCTTGTTTGAATACCAATTTGCCATTTCTTTTCCCTCCTTATTAGTGTTAGTTTGCGTTATATCTCACCATGACGAATTCGTCGTCATAGATCGACTTAGTTCCCTTGGTGGACATGATTGCGGCGACTCTATCGCCTACCATCCAGTCCTCGATTCCCTTGAACTCCCACAGGTTTCCGTTGCCGTCCTCGCATACAACCGTGTCGGTTGCATATTCGAGTTCCGTCACCAGCATCGTAGCGGGATATTCGTCTGCCTTGGTGATCTGCATAGTGATTGCAAGCAGAGTGATGCAGATCGCGATTGTGATGATTACGTCTTTCATTGCGTCATCCTTTCACCAAGCGGCGAATTGCCTTGACGGACGTCACAAGGACAATGCCGCCAACAATGATGATCGTTATGAGTGCCAGGTCTGGCGTCATAAAGAACGCCAGGTAGAACATTAACAGGCCGTAGGCTACGGCGAAAATGATATCGAACATTTGTACTCCTTTCCGTTGGGATTTTAATTTTAGTTTGCAATTATCTATTTGTCAAGCACTAATTTTAGTGCGTGTAGGCATAAAGATAGCGCCTCAGGTTTCCCTTTGGCGCTATAATGTCAATCATCAGACGGTATATATATCTTGCGTGATAGTTGCCACCAAGATGAATCCTTTTCGTCCGTGATTAGAGTGGTGACTCGAGATAATATTTCCGCTACTCGTTTCGCTTCTAACTCGCAATCACCAGTGTCGTTGAATATCCAATGCACCTGAAATGTGTGTAGCTCATACGGCGTTTCCTCATCGTCAGCCGTGAAGGTCAATTTGCCTTCGTCTCTGAGCTTTTCCAACAGACCACGCACCTCTTTCCATTCGTTTGCCGCAATGTCACTCTTGCGGTAAGGCGGATCGAGCAGCGTTGGAGTTGGATCGTAAATGATGTCACCTAATGGTCGGTCGTTCATTCCGTAGCGCCTCCTTTCCCTTACGGAATTGTAGCAGGTTGGGTTAATAGTGTCAATTTGGACTTGCGTCCGAGTACGCCGTTTGCCTTTGACAGCCAACGGCGTTTCCCTGTCTTAAGCGAGCAGGAGCTTGAAGAAATCCCTTGCGTCATTGTAGCAGTTTGCTTCGCAAAGCGGGAACGCATAAGGATCCCCTTTGCCTTTACTGGTTACGAGGTAGTTTCCGTCTGCGTCTCCGTAGAGTGAAACCTCGTCTCCGTTTCCGTTGCGCTTGCGGTCGATCAGTGCCATTTCTCTTCCTTTCTACCACTTCACGATGTAGTCGTAGTGGTTTTGTGACGTCCACTGTCTCGCTTGTGTAAGCGTAGTGAACGCGTTGATGAGTTTGTTTGCCTTGTACACGTTATATCGCCAAGGCGTTAACATTCGTATTACTACCACGTCATCACCTCGTTTCTGTTTCCCTTGTGTATATACATTACATACCGCTATCCAACGCGAAGCGGGAACCACCCCGTATGCCTTGCGTCGTAGTTGTGCGGCGAATAGTGCCTACAGTTTTGACACCGTAGGCACTTATATAGCGCCCCGCTTGGCGCTTTGCCTTACATACCGATGACCCTGAGCTTTGCCTTGACGTTGTTGTAGTCGTTCTGCTTCTCGTCGCGGGTCTTGATTGCTTCCTTGAGGGTCTTCTCAGTATCCTTGACCTGCTTGTCGAGGTCCTTGATGGTTTCCCTTACATCCGCGAGGAAATCCTCAGCCTCTTCCTCGGTCATCCCGTACTTCTTTACCTGCTCCAGCCGCTTGCGCTCGACTGCCTTAGCGCCATCCAGCCGCTTCCGGAGTCCGACCACCTGCTGATCGCCGCGCTTGTAACCGTCGAGCAGATTGTTGCAGTTCGTGATACTCCGTACCGCACCCTCGTAAGCAGCGATCAGGTCGCGCTTGTCGTCGTCGAGCATTTCATTACCAGCCATGCGGATGCCAATCAGAATCTCAACCCTCTTGCGGAACTCGGTCAGCGAATTATTCGTCGCCATCCGACCCACCGCAGTATCGATCGTCGTGAAAGAAGCCCAGTGACCAATCTTGGTCGCGTCCTCTTTGCGGATGAAGAAGTGCGGGTCGAAATCCTTGTCAGTGCCATGCTTGAGTACGTCCTGCCACGCAGCCCAGACCTTACGCCGTGCAGTCTCGATCTGACGGTCGGTAGCGTCAATCTGCTCGGTGAGATTGACATACTCAACCGCCACAATGCGAAGCTCCTTGATGTACTCGCACCACTGCTCGAAAGCCTGCTCTGTCAGCCCCTGATCCTCGAAGTCCTTCTTGTTCAGGGCGTGCCTGTTGTGCTCCTCGCGAGCCTTGACGATTGCAGATTTGATAGTTGCCAGATTACTGTTAGCCATGATTTTGTCCTTCCTGCGCCATGTCGCGCTGAATCGTGGCTCACACCATTGTGAGCCGATTTCAGGGTAACCACGGGTACGCGGCACGTGTCGGTGGTTGCTACCCCACCTGCTCTTCGCCCAGTAGAATATCAGCCTCACCCGTCATCACCCCCAAATCGGCCCGCAATGGGTCTGGTAATGAAAAGCCCACCCCAGGAAGCCCCAGGGTGGGCGCTAATTGACGTATCGTAACTGGATAACGCTCCAATCTCGCGTCCACGTCGTAGCATGCGCGTGCGCGCACTTAGTATGGCGTAGACCTCTGCATCAGGAACTCTTCCCGCGTCCTGTATGCCACGCGTGAAAGACGATAGACCATCTTTCAATCACTCACAGAACCAATGCTTACTAGGATATCTACCTAGAGCCTGCACAGTGCTTACGTGTTTTGACCCTGTATTGAATGATGAAAAATGATTTTTCATCTCTCATGTATAAACGCTTTTCAGAATCGATTTTATAACCGAAAAATGAAACATTTTTCAAAATCGACCATGAAAACCATCTTACATACATAAACGCGCCGACCGGCCGATTTTATAACCAAAAAATGAAAAAAAAATAGACGGGCGCGAAAACCGCGCCCGCCATGCGTTTAATTGATTTTTATCCGATATATTCGCACTTTCCAGTGCGCTTGTACTGGTCAAAACCGCTTTTCAGTGCTTTTTCGTAGGTTGTCAATTCGGGCGCGCTTGCAAGTGTGCTATGATGCGGCGTGATGTGCGGCACGTCCTGCCCGTCCATTCTGACCATGCGGTTTTGGAATAGCGTTCTGAAGTTGTAGAATGATGTTGTCATGTCTCCGTGCGGCGCGTCATTGCGGGCGGTCGGTACCATGTGAGAGCCGCGCACGCGGTCGCTATAATTGGCACCATTAGCGCGCCCCCTCTCAAAACTATTCGCATGGCGCAAAATGGTGACCGCGCCCGTCCATTCTGCGTACATGGTGCGGATTTTGTGAATACGTTTTGCAACCATAGGTTGTGAGACTCCCATTGCAAGCGCTATTTCAGATTGTTTATCACCACATATCAATCCACAAAATACGGTGTAACAAGCATCGAATGTGGCGTGTTCCATGTTGGCGCGCATATACTCCAGGAATTCGGAAACGTCCTGGCGGTTTAATACATTGTCCATATTGCCATCATACGCCCGCGCAACATCGGTCATGTATGAATTCGCCGCGCGTGTTTCGGTGTGGTCGGTGTGGTCTTCATCCATGACCATAGCATCATAGGCAACCAGTTTCCCGCTTGTATCATAATCGGTAGCGAATTCTGAAAAGCAATCCCGCACCGCTTTATAGATTAGATTGTAGGCAGGTTTTGTCTCGCCCTTGCTATTCTCATATGTACCGAATTCCAAGCGACCGTCATTGTAGGATACCAGTCCGCGCCCGTATAAGTCCATGATTGCCATGAATACGGATGTCGCGACATCTTCGTAAATCGCATCATTCCATGTAAACCGCCCGCGAATAGCATCGTACCGCCCGCCATGATTGATAATATTTTGACAGGTTGCGGCGTTACGGTCGCGCCCGCGCGCCATGGTGCGGATGATAGATGTCGCGATTGCATGGTGGATGGACGCCCGCGCGACCCATTCCAGTACAGTTTCACCATCCATCATAAGTATAGATGTTTCCATGTGGACGCCTATCGTGGCGTTTGTGTCATGGTTGTAGTTGGCGGGCGTGTACTCGCCATGGACTTTTTTCATTCCGTAAGATGTGATGGTTGCATTCATGTTGTATCCTTCCTCGCCGATACGGGGGTCGGTCGCGCCGCAAGTGGTGTTATGTGCTACTGGTGACATTGTATCGTAAAATCTATTATGTGAATAAATAACTATTTAATGTTGCGGGGGTATTTATAGCGAAAAAACCCGCCAAACCGCGCGTTCTGCAGCTAGCTGTTTCATTCACACACCACGAATTATATTCGGCATACCGCACATTTATATTACGGCATATCGTATATCAAGATCGCTTTTTCATACACCAATATACGTAATCCAGTACACTCTCCCTCCCACATCTCCTCCTCCCCCATCCCCACTCCCACCGCGCTCTCCAGCCAATCGCATTCCCAGATCCCCATCGACACCCACATCGCGCAATCCGCACCAAAATTAATAACTTATCCACATACTTATCCACATTTTTCACATTATAATTAAATAATATATATATTTATTTCCTCTCAGAATGCCCCACATTCAATTCCGCATCCATAATTAATATTTTCCCACCCGATAATCTAAAACCCCGTACAAGAGATTCTGAGATGTCTCAGACACCCATTCACATATTCCACTCACCAACAAATTCCAAATTTAAATGGTTGACTTTCGATTTCACGGGGGATATAATTTCACCGAACCCAACTCCACGAGAGTAATTTACGAAGTAAATTACTCAAATGTATGTTATTTAGTTATATGTATGTTATTTAGTTTGAAATGTATTTTTCGATTGGTTACCAATAGGACACACTCCCCAGTCTGACCTATTGGTGACCAATAGGTCAGGAGGTATAATGCGCAATCCCATTTTTGTTCCACAGGAATTAATAAGAGATCAGGGGTGTACACATATGGATGTTACGGTCTGGTGTTATATTCTTATGGAAACGTATAGTGTATATAAATCCAAATCTATGATAGATGCGTCTCAGATTGCATATCAGATGAAAGAGGATTATGTTTATACTCAAAATATGGTGGCAAATATTGCGGATTCTATACGCAACCTATTAGAAGCTGGATATTTAAAGGGTGAACGAGTCGATCGTAAGCATTATATAATCTTGCGCGATTCGTTTAATTCTTCAAATTATCAATACTTTGTTCAAGTTGGTGCTGATGATATTCGTCGCATAATGCGTGAAACCAGTTGTCCAAACGCAGTAATACGCTACTATCTCATTTTTTTGAGTACAATAAATATTGAGAAGAAGTGCGCATACTGGAGTATCGAATCACTGGCTGGTATTCTCGACAATGACGCAACAATTATTACGCGCTACCTTTCTATCCTGGAGAAAATGTCATTGATATATGTATATAGGGGGGTTGGCGCGACAAACACATACGGGCGCTTTGAAGATAAAGAGGCTATTATCATGCAGGGACAAGCCCGTGGAAATGATGGCCGCGTAACCAAAGCTTCCAATATCAAGCGTCGCATGACCCAGATGTATAACCGTGTGAAGGCAGGCCATACATACGATCCTGTTATTATGGAAGAGATCCGCGACTACTGTCAGCGCAAAAATGATGAGACTGGGGAGAATTTTTATGATTTGTCCATTTTTTCGGTTGACTTTGCGCGTGACGCGTCCTAAAATTAATCGTGTAACGCGAGTGTATGATTTTTAAGGAGGCAATATGACTGGCTACAAAAGAAATAATCTCGGTCTCATAGTTGGCCACATACCAGAGCGCAAGAAACCAGTGATCATGATCCAGCACAACAATTGCGACTATGTAATTGGCCAGCTGCGATCAGATGAGGATGCGGATGCATTTGTTAATATGCTTAGATATCTCACGGGAAACAATGAGTATAAAGACGCTGTGATGTATTATCTTGATTCCTATGGAGGTGGAGCATGACAAGAGAAGAAGCATATAGACTTGCAATGCGGGCTTGTGAGGAAACGTGGAATGAAAAGACTTGCAAGCAGATACGGGAGGCGTTGGAACAGAAGTGGATTCCTGTTTCTGATCCATTAAAGGAATTTCCGAAAGACAGAAGAATATGGGTGACATATAAATATGTGGACAACATATTTTTGGTTGATGATATTTATTACGACATGACGGAATGGAGTAATAATGCTGTAGCAAAAAACGCTGTTGCATATATGTATTATTACACTAATGAACCAGAGCCGTATATTAAAGAAAGCGAGGAATAAGATGTAAGTATCAATCCTATAATGTCATACAAGGCAGAAGGCAAGGAGAATAATGATGAAGATATTGATTGATATAGACAAGAATCTTTATACACGGCTATTTGATAATGGATCGGAGATAGATGAACAGGATCGAAAAGCAATAGAAACTGTTATTAGAAAAGGTACGCTATTATCAGAATATTGTATAGATTCCATAATACCGTATTTATTGCACAGTATTTTAGGATGCCCATTAAATGAATGTGTAAATGCTTATGAAAAGGCTATTGAATATTTGAGAAGTAAGGCAAACATGAAAGGATAAAAAATGAATAAAGACGATACAAAGCAAGCCATAATAGGATTCACGGAATTTACGAAAGGCATTACAGGTAATAAGGACTTAAAAATACCAGAAGATATAGCAAAAGAATATGGTATAGAGCAGGATAATACATCGGATAATTTATGCGATTCCTGTTCAAATCACGGATGTGAATTTCAATCAGGCATTGTTAGGACGAAATGTGCTTTTTATATGCCACCGCACATAGAGCCTGATAACTGCGGAAATTATGTAGTGCAACCAACATACGAAGCAAGATTAAAGGCTGAACGTAAAAAGATAGCAGAAGATGTTGCTGATAAGATGGCTTACATGGGTTCTTGCCTTAACGAGAGAAATATTATTCTTGGGATTATAACGGGTAAAAGAGAAACACTTGATAGTTTATGTTCTATTTGCAAATCAGAAAGTTGTGTATCTAACGGTACTGCAATTTCTAAAACCGACTACGAAGTCCGATTAAAGGCTGATATGGCGGAGATTCTTGATAAGCTAATAGCTGAGATACAATGCTTGCGCAATTGTTCGTGCAGTTGCTCAGATGGAATAATTGATGATGTTGAGGATCTTATTGAAAAGTACAAGGCAGAAAGCGCTGTATTAAATTAGGAGGGGCTATGACAAAACCAAAGAATGAAATTTACATTAACAACTTTATATTGTACGGTCTAAATCGCAAGCGTAACTTTCTAAAGTGTCCCATTGATGACTGCGGCGAAAAGGTACCATTTGTATTCGAAGAAGATACTGATCTATTTCATAGTATGGCATATCTTCTATATCAACACGAATGCCACGAGTCAGCCATCTTCGCTGTTGGATTAAACAATGAATTCTATGCGGCTGTAAAAATGTATGACGAGGAAGCGGACGAGGAGGTAGTTCAGATTACACACAGTAACGACATGCATATGTTTGCTGATTTAGATGGAGATCTTAGATTGTGTTGTTACGCACTTCTAATTGAGGTAGAACCTGGTCATTGGATGGTACAAGAGTAACTGTTCATTTATGCAAAAAGGAGATGCAAATATGGAAAACGAAGTATTATTAACAAATCGTGAACTGCGTGATGCTAATATGGACAAGGTATATGTACTTGAGAAGGTTAAAAAACTTATGACTATTTCCAGCACTGACTTTGTGACCACTCAGATGGTAGCGAATTATTACGAGGTAACGGACGAAGCTATTCGTAAAATCACAAAGGCAAACATGGACGAGTTTCTGAGCGACGGGATGCGCAAGATTCATCCTTCCGATTTCTTGACCCAACAAAAGTTGGTTCAAAACATTTCTAAAAAAAGAGGCGCTGTGACGTTTGATTTCAATGATGGATCTTCAATTACAATTCCTAATCTCGGAATGCGTATTTATCCTAAACGCGCCGTATTGAGAATTGGTATGTTATTACAGCAGTCTGAAATTGCAAAAGCTGTTCGCACTACTCTTCTTGATAAAACAGAAGATAATTCCATAGAGACAGTAAGCACAGATGTTCAAATGTTAGTAGATACTGTAAATGAATTAAAGTCTCTGCTGGCGGACTCTATTAAAGTCATTAGTGAAGACCGAGCAGTTTTCTCAGATATTATGAATAAGCAGCACAAGCTAATTGTTGACCTAGTTGAGAAGTCCGCGCAGCCAGTGCTAAAGACAGAGCTCACTAAAGAACAGAAGGAGTTGCTGCACGAGTATGCAACTACTACCCCATCCGAAAAGAATCTTGATGGCGTAAGTTGGAAGCAAAATATCAATGAACTACTTAAGGTTGTCTGCGACGAGACTGGGCGTGAAAAGAATATGGTGCTGAGCGACGCTTATAAGATGATGAAGTCATTATATGGCATTGACATCAATCTATACCAGCGTGAATACCACGCGACAATTAAGACGCCGCGAGTACCAAGTATGTTTGATACTATTTGCTGGATGGAGATAAAGCGTGAGACAAGTTTGAATGGAACCATGGAGCGTATTCTGTGGAGTATGCTGGATGACGTGCAGGTGGCGTGAGGAGGTGATTAATGAATGTCTAAATATGGCATAAAGATTAAGAATATAGAGGCAGCCTCTATATACGAATACACTTACGGATTTAGGAACAAACTTGACATGACTGATGCAATGCTTGTCAATAGTTTGTTCCTAGATTATTTATTAGAAAATAATTTAATAAGGATCTGGAATGAAGAAAGTACGCGGGATGTAATCTGCTTACTTTTTGATTATGGAACAAAAGATTATAAAACAACTCTGAGAAAATTGAAGTCATTTAATGCCAATGAATATTTAGATAAGATTAAAGATAATGTTGAGAAAAATAAAGATAAATGTGTTAAGTTATCAAAGCAACGTTTAAGAATCAAATATTATACAGAAGGGGTAGAGATAACATATAGGACGTACAATAAACAGGGAGAGGAAATACTGAGTAAACGTGAGACTATTAGATATAAAATGCTGTATCGAACTCCTGGCAAGGCAAAAAAAGGAACTTGTATGTTCATTAATGAGAATGCTTACGAACAGGCTCACGAATTTTTATATATGGGCATAAAGTTGCCACAGAATAATTCTCCTATTGTTGAAATGGGCGCCTACTCTTCTCTTATTACCAGTTCTATTATTGATAGAGTAAAGATACTTCCAGAACAGATATTGGTCGTAAAAGATGTTGATTCATTTTTTAATACCTCAATTTTGCGTGTTGGGATTGATAAAAATAGGCATTGTACAATTGAGAGACAGGATGACTATCAAGTTGTTAATACATTGTTTGACGGACAGGCATTAATTGATTCCAGTATATTTCCTTCATATGCCGAGGGATACATATTATTACGTCATCATCTAACTAAAATGGCAGCATTTAATACAAATATACAGTTGTTTATGCGTGATCATTTTGGCGATAGCTATGAGAATGCGACAGTAAAGGATATGTTTGGTCGCAGTGTTCGCGTAAAGGATATCAGATTAATTACAACAGAGAATGCAATAAAATGGATAAAGTTTGATGTATCGTTTGAATGTTGGTCAAATTGGGTAAGAAAGAATGATTGTCAGTTCGGTATAGTTAAAACTGTTCACGAGTCAAAACTCGGAGACGTGCAGCGCATGAGTTATCAGATGATGAATGCTTTGGATATTGACTCTATGCCATCTGTATGCACAAAGACAGTTGAATATATTAATAAGCTTAAATCTGACAATAATGCATTTCTTGATTATTTGGATAAAAATAAAAATTTTGCGAATGATTATGAGGTTCTTATTGCATTAGTCAATCATAATCCAGATTTTATAAGGAGTACATATTTTAGAGAACGTAAAAAAGCTATCATACGTTCTTACGTACTAAATTTTAAAAGCGGTCATGGAATTCAGAACGCTGATAATCTTACTATTGTTGGGTCACCATACGCAATGCTATTACGTTCTGTTGGTCTTGATCCATTTGACGATCCTACGTTTACTGTTGAAAAAGATTGTATACAATGCTGGACAGAACGATTTGAAAACGGTGAATACTTAGCAGAGTTTAGAAATCCTTTTAATTCAAGAAATAATCTTGGATATATGCATAATGTATACCATGAATACTTTGGTAAATATTTCAACTTTGGCAAATTAATTGTTGCCGTTAATTTAATTGGAACTGATTTTCAGGATAGAAATAATGGGTTAACATACTGGCCCAGCGCACAGAAATGTGCGTAAAAAACATTCGGTGAAAATTGGAAAACTAAGTGCACGCTAGAATACTTTTGGAAAGGAAAAGTATTTGAAGAGCGAAATTATTAATGGAACAGAGTATAGAGAGGTTACTTTAAGAAATAGAACTAAACTTATAGCAAGAGATGGACGTGCAATCAATCCATATAGAAGAAAGCAAAAGGCAACAATTCATATTAATGCAGATGGATATCCATGTTTTGGTGGAAGTATACCAGTACATTTATATGTTGCTTATGGATGGGTTGATGGATATTTTGATGGAGCTGAAGTTAATCATAAAGATTTTAACAGAATGAATTATAATGCTGATAATCTTGAATGGGTTACTCATCTTGAAAATATTCAGTATTCATTAAACGAAAATTATGATAATTGGAAAAAGGGTAAACAGGGTGAAAACAACGGACGTTCAAATTTCACAGAATCGGATGTATTAAGAATACGAAAATTATATGACAATGGAATGAGTATTGCAAGTATTCTTAAAATCGACCACCCAGAATTACAAACCCAAAAGCAATATCATAGTTTATATTCATCTTATGCCAATATATGTCACAGGATAACGTGGACTCATATTTAAAAAAAGTAACTAGCGTGCATATGTTAATCAATTACCAAGACTATTGTGGCGAGCAAAAGCAATAGTAAGGTTTAGAGATCAGGAGAATGACTACGCCAAGAATAATTTCTCCCACGAGCGCCGAACAGCTGAACAGGTAAAGCTGAAGCTGATGAGATGATCCGATACTCCAGAGAAATCTGGAGCAGCCTTGGATAAAGAGCCAAGGACAAAACAATAAGCAGACCAGGACTCAGATTCAATATATATTACTAATCAGCAGGATATTGTGGCACATGCAAAGTATTGCTATAAAGAATATCCGACTATTGTAAATATGATTCCAAAAAATCCTAATGTGTACAATTATGACATGCAGGATTTTGCAAAAATAGATAATAATTTAGCAGCGGCCCAATTAGCAATTGGAGAATCAAGTAACTTAGCTCAGTTATGTTTATCATATACATATAATTATGATGATCAGAAATATCAAGATTATGTATGCATATTAAGTGTGTTGGCACAGATTGCAATTGATAATGCAAAACGCACATTCAATATCGATCTAAATGAAGAGATTAAACGAATAAAAGAAGATATGGATATCAAGAAAAATCAATATCCGTATTTCTGGATGATAACAAAAAAAGATAAACGAAAGATGCGATCGGATGAGGCTCGTAGAAATAGAGATAAGATGAATAAGCAGAAAATTAAAAATGCCATCAATGAGAATTTGAAGTGTCCTATGAATTATTTATTTAAGCTACGTTTAGATTCTCAGAGAGATACGGCTTCTTCATTGGATATGGAGGAATTTTGGATCAAACATGAATTAGATGTTCATCATAGACATTCTGAGAAAGTGGAAAAGTTAATTCAGAAATATTCGTTAGAATTATATAAATATAATACAAATGATGATAATGAAAGCGAAGACTATCTTCTGCTTCGTAATGATTTTGAAAATCTAATTCAAGACATCAGATCTACTTATATTTCAAACAATTATCTTGGTTTGATGTCATGGTTAATCAATAGGGCTTTTTGTATAGGAGCTGGAGCAAAACGGAATAAAGAAAATAGTAGTTCTACTCTTTATACAAACAGAGCTTTGCTATTAAAAGTTTTATATAATGTGAATCCCCAGATTTTCTTAAAATGCTTCAAGAAAAAAGCGGCGAGTTAACAAATAATGAAAAAATTTATTATCCTTTCCAAAGGAAGAAAAATACGAATTACTTAAGTGATGTTATGAAGAAAGGCAAAAAGATGATAAAAAGAGAGTTTGTAAAGCAGTGTGCTGCCGCAACAAACCTCTCTCAAAAACAAGTATCAGACGTGTTAGAGTATTTACTCGAAACAATTACGAAAACATTATATACAAAAAAAGCTGTGAAGATTTTTGGGTTAGGTAAATTGACGACGGTACAAAGAAAAAGTAAAAAACATTTTAATATTCAAACAGGAGATTATTATCCAGGCCGAGAATATACGACATATAAATTTATACCTGGTATTGATCTGAAAAAACTATTATTGATTTAAAGGAGAAACAACATCATGCAAGAAAAGTACAAGAACATTTTTTCCATCCGTGTAGCCAGGAAACTTATTAAACTAGGTGAACGCGTTGTTGATATTAAGCCGAATTTAAAGAAGGCAGGATTCACTGTATATGTATTTGAATTAAGTCCTACTTTTGACGAAAATATGAAAATTGCCACGAAACACAAAAACGAAGCTGCCACGTAAGGCAGCTTCATTTATTTACGAGGTGCTGATATGGATACACTGTTCTTTGCTACAAACCAAGAAGATGGTGGAGATACCGTTTGGGATGTAATACAAAAAAGTAATTTAAATGATAGACGTATCATTCTTAATCAAGAGATTGATGATAATTTGATGGAGCTTGTCTGCTGCTCTATTTTAAAGTGGAATCAAGAAGATAAGGATCTTCCGATTGAAAAGCGTAAGAAGATTTATGTGTATGTTAATAGTTGTGGCGGAGACATGATTATGGGGCTCCAGGTCGTATCATCTATTCAAACATCTATTACGCCAGTTGTTACTGTTGGCTTTTCATATTGCGCATCCATGGCAAGTTATATTCTTGCGTGTGGTGATGAACGTATATGTTTCCCGAATACCGTAGTACTTCTTCACGATGGTTGCGTTGAAATATCTACCAGCAGTAATAAAGCGCGTGACACTCAGAGTTTCTATGACGAGCTAGATGCGAATACTCGGCAGTTCTGGATTGATAACACTAATATGGATGAGGATTTTTTAGAAGAAATTACGGATCGTGAATATTATATGTTTGGCAAAGAAGCAAAGGAGCGAGGTATTGTCGACAAGATAATTGGCATTGATTGTACACTTGATGAGATTCTTTGATTGAAAGGAAAATATTATGGCTAGTTTTAAAAAGTCAAGCTCTATTAAGGGCGTATTTAAAGGAATTGTAATCCACGAGGGAATGTTTATGAGCGAAGAGACTGGCGAACTCGTTGAAGTTGCCCAGATCCTTGCTCGTGCATATGGTGAAGATACACCATTTGATATAACAACAACTCTTAAGATTGATGAGGATCTAGATGTCTGAATCAAATCTTTTGATCTTACTGCCCTATTTTTGTCCTATATGGCGAAGGTAGGGCAGTCATATCTGGAGGCAAAATGAATATAGACGAAGAGCTTAGTAAGGTCGGACTAACACGTAAACAATATGAAAATGCTATGTCTGACATTATTGATAAAATAAATGGCGAAAAAGATATTGATTGGTCGGAGATACATGACAAATATAATTTAAGAGGATCAACAGATTTTTTTCGTCAGGCTGCATCAAGACGTCCATTTGGCGGTGCCTTTGTATATGAGTATTTTGTTAAAAATAAAACTCTTAAAGATCATTCCAGTGATATAGATAATAAGCTTGACGAGATCAAGAGGGAAAAGATTAAACTACAGACTTTGAATGTTGAGCGAAACAGACTTGATCGAAGAGATGCAAAACAACAATTATATTTCGAATACATTGGTTCTGTTTGTGAGCAATTAGAATTACCAGATTTTCAACCATTATTTATTCAGAGCCCAAATAATCCAATATCATATATTTGTACTCTTTCTGACATTCATTATGGTGCCTCGTTTAAGAGCCAGAATAATGAATATAATAGAGAGATCGCAAGAGAAAGATTAGAGCTACTATGCAGTCTACTTTATGATTTTGTCGAGAAACATGAAGTCAATACTTTATATATTTTGGAGTTGGGTGACAGTATTCAAGGTTTACTAAGATTATCAGACTTGAATCTAAATGATACATCAGTTGTCAAAGCTGTAGTCGAAATCAGTAGGTTACTTGCTCAATTTCTAAATCAACTTTCAGCATTTGTAAATATAGAATACTATCATGCTCCCACAGCGAACCATACTCAGTTGCGCGTATTAAATGCAAAAGCATCTGAGCTGGCTGCAGAGGATGTTGAGTATATTATTGGGAATTATATTAAGGATTTATGTAGTAATAATTCTCGCATTAACGTGCATTTGGCGGAAGAAGGTAAGGAGTATATCACGGTTGATATACCATTTGGAAACATATATGCAATGCACGGACATCAGATTAAGAATATTGAAAATTCGATTCGTGATTTGTCTATGCTGGTAGGAGAACATATTCCATATCTACTTCTTGGACATTATCATAACGGGCGAGAAATTCCAAGTTATGAATCCGCAACATATGACGCAGAAGTATTGGTTTCGCCAAGTTTCATAGGCAGTGATCCATATTCTGACAGATTAATGAAAGGCTGTAAACCAGCGGTTAAGATATACGGATTCGATGATGTGTATGGACATACTGAGAGTTACAAGATTTTGTTATAATGCGATACTATCGCATTTTGCTTGTCATGGTGTCAGAGCTATGGCAGGTGTTTGAGCCGTGTTAGACATAGGAACCACGGGATGGGCCGATTGTATATCATTTTATTTATTTAATAGCGGCCCATATGGGGCTGTAGCTCAGTTGGGAGAGTGCCTGCCTTGCACGCAGGAGGTCGAGGGTTCGGATCCCTCCAGTTCCACTAATTGGATCGATAGCTCAATGGTAGAGCATTCGGCTGTTAACCGAGGGGTTGTAGGTTCGAGCCCTACTCTTTCCGTATTTATGATTCAAAGGAGATACAATATGGCAACATTAATACAACCAAAAAAGGAAAGCGAGATTCGTAAACTTACAGTTGGTAAAGTTCGCGAAGCATATCTTAAACTTGCAGAAGATTATAATCGTATGATTACAAATGATGTATTACTATGCCCTATGTGTAATAGTTGGCAAAAAGCTGATGTGTCGTATTATGCAGATAAGAATTATGCAACTGGTAGATACCCTATATGCAAACGTTGCATTTTGAGACTTATTGAGCAGCGCGAAAATGATCGCGATGAGCCTAACGAAACAAAGGAATCTGTACAGCATGTATTACAGATGATGAACCGCGTATATGACGATGCGTTCTATGAAGAATGTATTAAAGGATGTAAAGATGACGTAAATGAAAGATATAGATCGTCGCCATTTCAGACATATATTACATCTATACAATCATTGCCTCAATGGCGCGGATTAACTTGGAAAGATTCAAATTTTGGAGATTCATTACCTGGACAATCAGAAGAAGAAGTTAATGAAAATTCTCGTATAGTTAAGGCTGCACGTAAACGATTTGGTAAGGATTATACCACTCAGGATTTATATTTCCTTGAGTCTCAGTATGAAGATTGGGTATCAAGATACGCCTGTGAAACAAAAGCACAAGAAATTCTATTTCAGAGAATTGCATTTACACAGCTTGCAATTGAGAAAGCACAGAAGGCTGGTCGTGACACTGAGAAGTTAGATAAAACATTGCAAGATCTCATGTCGAGTAACTCAATTAAGCCTTCATCTGTCAATGCCAATGCTCTTACTGAAGCAAAGACATTTGGTCAGTTAATTCAAAAATGGGAAGATAGCAAACCGATTCCTGAGCCAGAAGATGAATTCAAAGATCCAGATAAAATTGGGCTCTACATAGATGTATTTTTTAAGGGACATTTATCTAAGATGATGGGTCTGAAGAATGCGTTTTCATCTTTATATGATCGGTTTATGTCTAAGTATACAGTAAACAAACCACAATATAGTGAAGACGCAGATTCAGAAGAACTGTTTGATCAGATCTTCGGATCTAAGATAGAAGAATGATAAAAGAAACAAAGAAATCTGTTCAAGAAATTGCTCAGGATAAAGAACAGAAAATAATGGAAACAGTGGCGTGGAGAGCAGGATATTATCGTGAAAACCCGCATAGATTCGTAGAAGAAGTATTAGGAATTCATCTAAAACTTTTTCAAAAAATTCTTTTATGGGTAATGGTGCATTATTATTTTATCATGTATCTCGCGGCACGCGGGCAAGGAAAAACCTATCTAACCGCTCTCTTCTGCTGCGTCAGATGTATTTTATGGCCTGGTACAAAAATCATAGTAAGTTCTGGTACATTGAAACAGGCCAACGAAGTATTACTTAAAATACAAGATGATTTCATGAAACAATCTCCAATACTACGATCAGAGATTGAGAAATGTAATATAGGCCAGAATGATGCAACTATATCATTTTGGAATACTTCTTGGATTAAAACAAGGACGAGCACAGAGAATTCAAGGTCTGCGCGTGCAAATTGCTTAGTCGCAGACGAATTTAGAATGATTGATGAAACTATTCTTAATACTGTTCTAAGAAAATTCCTCACAAGTCCTCGTCAACCAAAGTATTTAAATAAGCCAGAATATGCTCATTTACAGGAACGCAACAAAGAGATTTACATGAGTTCGGCGTATTTCAAGTCTTCGTGGGCATACAAGAAAGCACAAGGATACACAATGAATTTCTTCGACGATACAAAGAAGTACTTCATCTGTGGATTGCCTTATCAAGTATCGGTCTATGAAGGATTACTCTCTCGCGAACAATTGCAAGACGAAATGAGCGAGCCAGATTACAACGAATTAATCCAAGCAATGGAAATGGAATGTTTGTGGTTTGGCGATGAAGGAGATAACTTATTCAAGTTTGATGAAATACAAAAGCGCAGAAGATTAAAAACTGCATATATGCCACTTAAGTTTTATACGGATAAGAATCCAGTTCCGAAGGTAACTGGTGCAGCAGAACGTATTCTTTCTGTTGACGTCGCTCTTATGGCATCGACAAAGAAGAAACGAAACGATGCTGCGGCATTATCTTTAAATGATTGTGTGCAAACAGATGCTATATCATATCATTCGAATTTTCCATATATGGAAACATTTGAAGGTCTTACTACTGATGCGCTTGGGCTGATTGTGATGAGATATTTTTATAACTATAAATGCACACAGTTGGTACTTGACTGTCAGGGTGTTGGGTTGGGTGTATATGATTTTATATGCAAAGATCAATATGATCCAGAGACAGGCGAAACCTATAAAGCATTATGTGCATGTAATAGTGATGAAATGGCCGAACGCTGTAAAGTTAAGGATGCAGAAAAAGTTGTATGGTGCGTAAAAGCAGATGCTACATTTAACAGCAATATCTGCGTTTCTTTACGTAATGGTATACAAAATGGAAAGGTAAGCTTCTTAGTATTAGATCAAGAAGCAGAAGACATTTTGAAATCAAGCATTAAGACATACAATAAAATGTCACTAACAGATCAGACTTTACTTAAGATGCCATATGTACAAACAACTATGGCAGAGTATGAATTAATCAAACTAGACAGTGATGTTAAGGACGGAAAAATAAAAGTAAAAGAGATTAGTGGTATGCGTAAGGACCGTTATTCCAGTATAGCATATTCATTCTGGTGCGCTAATCAATTAGAGCTTAAGTTAAAACCACAGGAATCAACTAATGACCTTCTTGATAAACTAAGATCTCAAATCCGCCCCAGCAAAATGTTTAAAAAAAATAACAGAACCGCCCGCACCTCTCAACAATGTGTACCAGGGCGGACATTATGACGGTATGGAGTCAATAAACCCATATAAGAGGTCGAGCCTGCCGACCTAAAATGCAGGCGTTTTATATGTCAAATAATTAGGAAAGGAGGCACCATATGCCTAGAACTAAAGCTGGTACGAATAGTGCCTCAAAGCCAAAGGTGGCTAAAATTTCAAGTGAAGTAGGGAAGCCTAATCAGAGCGTTGCTGCAATTCGCGAACAATATAAGCTTGAAGAAGAAAAGCGTAAATTAAATTATGCTAGTGCTTCTGAAGACAAGATAAAGAAAACTATTCGTGATCTATCTAGGAATGCAACAACTCCTAGCTTACAAGCAACAGACAGGGAAACAATCAAAGGATATCTTACTGGAAATATATATGCTAATGCTACAAGATTAATAGAAGCATCAAGATATCTTTATTATCGTTCCCCTATATTTGCACAGATGATTGAGAAGTACGCTTCAATGTACTGTTTCGATTGTCGTAAGATAGAACCTTCGTATACATTTAGTAAGGATTTCGATGTAACGAAAGCATTGAAGCAGTTCGATGCGACATTAGATTTTTTGGATGTTGTAAGTTTTCAGAATAATACATTTGGACCACTGGTAAATATGTGGCTTTGTGATGTAAGTTTCAATCTTTTCTTTCATGATGAAAACGGAGCATTCTTCTATCCAATTGATCCAGCGGAAGCCGTAATAGATTCTATTTATGAGGCCAAAGGTGGTACTTGTCTGGGATTCGCCATAGATATGTCAAAATGGAGAAGTCAGCAAAAACAAGCTTTAATTGAATGGCTTGGCGAACCACTTGCGTCAATGTGGAAAGAATATCAATCTAGTGGCATCAAATATGTCCATGTGCCTGCGGAATACAGTTTTGTATTAAAGAAACACGTGGATTCAATTGATACGATTATACCGCCATTATTACCCTATCTAAATCAGTTGGCTGGTTTAAATGATCTATATGATAATCAGAGTGCGGCTGATAACACTAGCTTCTATCGTATGATTTATTTACCGCTTAAGGTACTAAATTCATCGAAGGTTTCTGATGATTTTGAAATTACGCCAGATCTCGCTATTGATTATTTCAAGGCTGCGTCTGATGCAATTCCAGATGATGTTAGTACTGCTGTTATTCCTGGTGATGAATTAAAGACTATTGATTTCACAGATAGTGTATCACAGGATACGAACAGAGTTGACAAAAGTCAGCAACAGATTCTTGGTGCCATGTCTGGTATGGGTGCATTACTCAACTCAAGTAAAGCTATTAATAATACCGAGCTGATTAAGAATGCACTTAGAGCAGAATCTGCGTTTGCACTTGCTGGAGTTCTTGGTCAATGCGAGGCATGGTTAAATATGCAGTTATTCTTAAATGTTTCGAATCCGTGCACATTGTCTTTAATGCCAATTACAATTTACACGAAAGAGGATTATCGTAAAACGTTATTGGAGGCCAATCAGTATGGGTACTCTTACAGGCTGGCATATGGCACTCTTCTTGGGTTTAGTGAACGACAAACCATGGCAGCGCTGAAGTTTGAGACTGAAGCACTTGGATTGCAGGATATTATGATCCATCCTCTTGTTTCTAGTTATACGAATACTGCAGAGTCTGAAAAAGGTGAGGTTGGTCAAGGTGCTCCAGAGAAAGATGCTGGAGATTTGAGTCCTAGCGGTGATCGTAGTCGTAATTCATAACAGAGGAATAAAAGGATGAAACAACAATTCATTAAGACAGCAGATGCTGGTGTAGCCGCAGAGTTACGAGGTAACGGCTATCAAGAACTGAATAAAGAGGGGAAATACTTTGTATTTCTCAATAATGGTAATATGAAGTTTTCGGAAGAATCCCGAAAAAAGTTTGTATATACAGACAAAATGTTCTGTTAAAACAAGGAGTAGATTATGAAGAAGCTTTTGACATTAGATGATTTAGTACAATTCTGCCAAGATCAAAAGCTGTATTCATTCAACGCAAAAGAAACTGGTAAGCCATTATGTGTTCTTGCTCCTGCAACATTTAAACAAAATGAAGAACAGGATGAGCAATCTTCTTTGCTATATGCAACAGTGACAGCGTTTCATACAGGTTTGAATCGCAATCATTCGAATGTTACTGTTGATGCGGCAAAGAAGGCAATGAAGACAATGGCATATAAACCAATTCTTGCCAATTTCGCAATGACTGAATCTGGAGATTTAGATTTCACATCCCATGATTTTACTGTCAATGATGATGGTGAAATTGAATATCAAGAAAGACAAATAGGATGCTTTACTGCTGATGACCCTTATATGGAGCAAGATCCAGATAATGAAGATCGTCAATATGTATATGCTACTTGCGCCATTCCTCGTGAGTATACTGCTGCAGCAGATATCATTGAAAGAAAGAATGGCACTAAAGTTAGTGTTGAGCTCATTGTTAATGAGATGGCATTTGATACAAAGAAGAAAGAGTTGCTTTTAACTGATGTTGAGGTGTCTGGTCTTACTTGCCTCGGTACAAATCCAGAAACTGGTGAAGAGGTAAAAGAAGGTATGGAAGGCGCTCGTCTTGATATTGCAGATTTTAGCGTTGAAAAGAATTCAGTGTGTTTTGATAAAGCTATTGAAATTATGCAAGGGTTAAAACAATCCCTTGATAATTATATAACCGCTTTTGCGGAATCTACGAAAGGAGGAAAAGAAACAATGGAAATTTTCGAGGAAAATGTTGAAGCAACAGAAGCCTCCGAAGAGGAAACCGTTGTCGAAGAGATGGCGGAAACCGAACAGGTGGAAACAGAAGCTGAGACAGAAGAATCCACCGAAGAGGTAACTGTTACCGAAGCAGAGTCTGAGGAAACTACAGACGTTACTCCTGAAGAGGATTCCGAAGCGGAGTTAACAGATAATTTTGCTACTCTTTCTATAACTGTTAATGGAGAAACAAAGACATTTAGTTCTTCTCTTGTGGAAAAGCTCAATGCTCTTACTACTCTTATTAATCAGACGTATGGAGAGTCCGATAATGATTACTTCGACTGTGACGCGGATGAGGAACGTAAGGAAGTCTACGCTCACGGTTGGTGGAGTGGAAAGCATTTTAAGCAGAAGTATTCTGTAAAGAAAGACGTGTATGCTCTCCAGGGAGATCGTGTGGATGTATTTGCTAAATATCTTACTCAAGATGAGATTAATCAGCTTGATCAGATGAAAGCAAATTACGCAGAGATTTCTGAAAAGCTTGCTAAGTATGAAGCAGAACCCGAGAAACTCGAGATTTTGAATTCTGCAGACTACTCTTCTATTTCTGACTCCGAAGAGTTTGTTGCTTTTAAGGCTCAAGATGCCCATTTTGATATGAGTGTCGAAGATGTCCGTGCAAAGGCAGATGAGATGCTTTTAAACGCGGCGAAAGCTGGCAAAGTTGACTTTGCTGCTCAGGCTGACGAAAAGAAAGAAGTTGGAATGAAGAAGCTGCCTATCAACAGACAGAAAAAGCAAGGACGCTACGGCGGAATTTTTACTAAAAACTAACGAAGAAACAAATGACCGCAATATGCGGTCTATTTTTTTTATTTAAATACTTGAAAGGAGAAATAATATCATGGCTATTGATTTTACCAGAAATAATACCCATGTGGTCACATTCCCTAGCAAGATTGCTAGTATGATGGGACAGTATGGTCATGTGATCAATCTTGAGATGCAGGCTGATAGCGACAATGGCGTTCTTTATAAGAAGGGCGATTGGAAGGATTTTGATCGTTATGAGGCTGATGATGTTGCTGCAAATACTGTAGAGGGTGTGATTCGTCAGGCCGCTACCGACACGCCGAACAGTTGGTATGTCGAGTTTACGAAGCTTGGCACCGACCAGATCTTCTATTCCTATAATACTCCCGTTAGTCCGTATCCTGAGCAGGAGCTTCGTGAGGAAGGTCTCTTCTTTAACGCTGCTGGTGATACCACCCAGGGTGCAGAACTGCATGTTGGCGACATTGCTAGTTATTCCGTAGCTGCTTTCACTGGCACGCCCGAGGCTGGTAAGGCCGTTAAGTATACGGCTGGCAAATGGGTTGTCCAGGCTTAATTTTGAGGAAAGGAGGAATAGATATCATGAGTAAGAATTTTAATACGCGTGTCATGAGTGTTTTTGCTGCAAATAACACCGATTATGACGCAATGAATAATCTTATGCAGGATGTGGCTCTTGGCCGCGAGATTTACGATGCCGAGTCTGATCGTGTGATCACGAAGACTGAGGCAAATGCAAAGATTCTTGACTTCTCCCGTCAGATTCTTGGCATTAGTGATATTAAGGATTATAAGGCTGTTCGCCGTGCTTTGCGCGACAATGGTCGTGACTGGTTCGACATTATTGAAGATACCATTGATAAGAGAATTGAGGTTGGTCTTCAGGATAGTGATTGGTTCAATGAGCTTGTCGACAGAAAGACCATTGCTTATGGCGATCGTCAGGATTTTGTGATCGAGACCGATGATGCTATTTTGTCTGTTGCCAAGGCTGGAACGAGCCATCACGATCACATTCTGCAGAGATTGCAGGCTTATCAGACCATCACGATTCCCACGGAGCTTTACGTGGTGAAGGTTGGTGCTGATATCAACCGCTACATCCTTGGTGATGTACAGTGGGATAAGTTCGTGAATGCCATTGCTGTGGCTTATGAAAATCAGATTCGTGAGCAGGTTTATGCCGAGCTTAAGAAGATGGTTAACTCTCTGCCCGCTCAGTTCAAGGGCAATGGTGTCATGAATAAGGCAAACTTCGATCTGATCATTGAGAAGGTTTCTGCCGCTAACAATGGTGCAGAGGTCGTTATCATGGGTACGAAGGCTGCTCTTGGTAAGGTTGCTTCCGCACAGCAGGTTAACTACATTGCTGATGCTCAGAAGAACAACGTGATGAACACTGGCGTTATTGGCCTGTACGAAGGTACGAGGCTTATCACGCTGCCCAACCGCTTTAAGGATGCTGCACTTTCTCAGCTGCTGTTTGCTGATGATCTGTATATTATGCCTATCGTTGGCGATGCGGGTAAGTTCATCAAGTTTGTTGATGAAGGAGATACGCAGATCTCTGAGATTATGGATAGAGATTCTAAGTATACTTCTGATCTGCAGACCTATGAGGTTCAGAGACGCATGGGTGTTGGCTCTGTCCTTGGACGCTATTTTGGCGTTTGGACTGCTTAATCAAACTATTAATATGCGGGAGGGTCGTATGACTCTCCCGTTATGAATAAAAGGAGAAATAGAAATGCCTAGAACAAGCTTTATTAAAGACGAGAAAAAGACTAAGGAACCTAAAGTCAAAGAAGAAGCAGTCTTCGAACCTGTACAGGAAGAGGTTGTTGTCGAAGATGAAACTCCTGTTATCGAAAAACCTCGTGACAAGAAATCTTTTGAACAAAGTGATGGCGTACTCTGCCGTTCTGTTTGTTCTGGAATTTTGTTTATTGAAGGGCCTAAAACTGGTATTATGTATTCTTTTACTGACTATGATGATGAGACAGAAATTGAATATAGAGACCTTGTTGCTATGGTTCGTTCCAAAGACAAGAACATTTTCGAGCCTCGCATTATGATTGAGGATAAAAATTTCTTAGAAGAGCATTCTGATATTGACAAGTTTTATTCTGAAAAATTTAAGACGCGTGACATCAAGGCAATCCTTGAGATGCCAAATGATGAAATGGTTGACGCTATTAATCGTCTTCCTAAAGGCGCTGTCGAAAATTTGAAGTCTATTGCTGCATTCCAGGTTGCTAATGGTTATCTGGATAGTCGCAAGAAAATTAAGACTTTGAATGAAACTCTTGGTATTGATCTTGATCTCGTTGGCGAATTAATGTCGGATTAATATAAGGAGGTATAACCATGACCTCACTTAGCTACGAGGAAATCTTCAGTAGCTTCTTGGGGAATGTAACGGACTACAATCTTGCCTCCCTGAGTCCTACTGACGCTTTTGAAATAATGTCTGAATATCTTCATAAGTCTATTGCTGATCCATATGTATATAGATTATTTTCTGAATATAGTTTAGATGACGAAGGACAGGTTCTTTCTTATACTCTTTCTAATTCAGTCAATAATGAGACGGATAAAGAATTTGTAATTAATGCATTAGCGAAATGGATGGTTTATGAATGGTTAAACAAGCAGGTTCAATCAGTTGTGAATATTTCTCAAATGTTTTCAAACAAAGAGCAGAAATACTATTCACAGGCGCAGCACATTACTGAACTTCGTGGTTTACGAGATGATGCAATGAAAGCTGCGAGATTCTATATTCAGAATGCTGGATATGTACGCAATTCCTATCTTGGAGGTGCGTCATGATCGAATATGCTTATGGTGATTTTGCCGCCAATCAAATTGTTCAAACAAAAAAGCGAATGCGTAATCAAATATTTTTTCTGTTATTGGTAGTTGATCCAGCAACAGCGGCAGATTACGACATTGATATAAATGAGGCTTTCATTAATGTTCTTACGACATGGGGGAGTCTTAATGAATTATTGAATTATCCAGATGAATTTTGTGAGGTAATGGCATTGTTGAATGCTGCTTACTTAGAATGGAAAAGTCCAACATTTAGTTGGAGTCATTATCGCAAATTGATATTAGATGCTGGTAATTCTGTTCGTAAGATAAAGGAGGTGTAATATGCCTTCTTTTAGTAATTATGGAAAGTATCTTGGTATGAATGGACGCACTTTAGGTGAGGTGCGAAAGGATCAAGGGAAAGATATTCTGGAGTGGACGTGGGATGGAGATCCGTCTCAACAAATTGCTTATCAATTTGATATGTATCATGATCCAGATCCTTATGCTCTTGATGACGTAAAACCAACTAAAAATATGGTTCCGTTAGATATAAAATTCATTCGCCATCAAAGTCAAACTCTTGCGAAAGATCAGGTAAGTTTTCATTTACAACTTAAACCAAGTCAAAAATGCAACGTTGACTATTATTATAAATATGAAGACATGTATGGCAGTGCATGGCCTTTAGGAGAATATATTCTTATAAAGGATACTAATGGAAAATATAATCGTTGGCTTGTTGTTGCAGAAGCTGATATCAATGACATTCAATTCCCAACATGGGAAATATTAAGATGTGATCATTGTGTGCAGTATATAATGGATGGCAAACGACAAGAGGTTGCATGTGTATTACAAAGTCAGAATTCGTACAATAGCGGAATCTGGACGGATTAATTAGTAGTCCCTTATGTCAGGAATGACATAAGAAAACTTCTTTAATTGCTGGAAATTCCTTATAGTCAATTCTCCACAACGTAAGAATGAAATACATCTAAGCGTGATGGATTAAAAAGTAATTGAATTGGATGATCAGCAGCCAAGCTCCGAATAGGAGAAGGTTCATCGACTATTATGTAGGTCAAGTGACCGAAATGGGAAGCATCCAGAACGGATGATGATATAGTCAGAACTTATGTGAAAGCATAAGAAAAATTATGTAGATTAAAAAGACCAGACAGCGGGTTGCAAACCGTTTCGTCAATACTCCTAATATTGGCGATTATGGTCTTTTATAATATTAATTTTAGGAGAATTAATATGAATAAACAAATAAATAAACATCCGAATATATCAATTGATAGAGAAATGTTGGCAATACAAAAATACAGAGAATTAAAGAATATGGCAAAAACAGCAAAAGAAATACATATGGGAGAAAAAACTTTACGTGATATACTAGTTAAGAATAACATACATATTTTAAGTTTGAGTGAAGTTAAACAGACAAGAACAATTGATAATACATATTTTGAAAACATAGATTCTGCAAGAAAAGCGTATTATCTAGGATTATTATATGCTGATGGAACAGTATCTTCAAACGGAAATAGTTTTCAAATATCACTTCAAGAGCGAGACAAACACTTATTAGAACAGTTTCAAAAAGATTTAAATAGTAATCACAAATTAGTTTTTATCCCATATCATGAAAAGAATTCTAATTGGCAAAATCAATATTGTTTATCAATAACAAACAAGAATATTCACGATTCTTTGATAAAGCATGGAATGATACCAAATAAAAGTCTATCTCTAACATTTCCAAATAACTTAAAAGAGGAATATTATCCTTCTTTTATACTTGGATATTTAGACGGAGATGGAAGTATATGCAAAACAGAAAACAGAGTAAAACTAATTGGCACGGAATCATTTTGTAATAGCATTGCCGAAATCGTGAAGAAAGTATTAGGAATACATTGTTCAATAAGCTTATGCCATAATAACAAAGAAGTAACTACTCGTGATTTACAAATTGCTGGTAGAAATCAGGTAAAAAAGTTTCTTGATTGGCTATATTCTAGTTCGGATGTGTTTTTGAATAGAAAATATCAAATATATAAAGATGTTTATTGTTCTGCATAATTCTTTAGCAGATTAACGAACTGTTAAAGTAACACAATTGTACAAGCTTACTACCGTACAAGATCAACAGAAGTTTGTGGTTCCACTTAATCGAGATACCGAAAAAATATATTACAATCTGAGAATTATTGTAGATGCTCCTGTCTTGACTGAACCACGTACATGGAAGGTTTCTAAGGTGAATCGTATTCAGAATCGCGGATTAGCTATGATTACAATGGCTCAAGATCAATTCAATTCAGATACGGATTTAATAGAAACTGATGAAGAAGGCAATGTTGTTGGTATGTGGGCTGATTATAGGGCTTCTGGTGTAGAACCAGAAGATAAGCCAGATGATGAGCCTATGGGCGTATACTCAAAAATCACATATACAGGTAAGGAACAAGTTATCAAGATTAACGGTAGTTTCAAAAAGTTTGAAGTACAATTCTTTGATGACATTGGTCCTATACCTTTTAAACATGGTATATGGAAGTACTATGTTGAAGGAGAAGAGGTTGGTCGTTTTATAAAAACTGACGAATCTAATCTCAATGAAAATCAAATAAGAATAAAATTCATCGGTCCAGATGATTATATTGGCAAAGATCTTGTGGTTGCATATCGCAGTGATGTTGGTGTCGAATCATCTATTAAGATGAATATTCAGGGCTTATAAGGAGGTGCTCAGATGGAATGGACAGAAAGTAATCTGAAGCATCTACGAGAATTCAGAAAAAGAATAGACAACGATAATATTCGTTGTAAGGAAATTATTAAACAAAAACTTATCAATAATCCATATATTATTCATGTATTAAACAATAAAGAGCTTGAAGATGCTGAGGCGGAAGCAGATGATTATTTCGGTGTAAATATTCGTCCTGCTTATATTATTCCAGAAACTCAGACTGATACAAAGAGTTATATTTGTTACACTGTCGGTTGGAAGGATTCTCCGCAGTGGAATCGAAATACTATTAAATTTCTTCAAATCACATTTGTCATACTCGTGCATCAAGGTCAATTAATAGACAAGGAGACATATCTTGCTCGTCATGATTTACTTGCTGCACTTATAAATGACGAATTCAACTTATCTCTTGCTTTTGGAGATCGTATTCAAATAGTTTCTGATATTGAAAATGTAGTTGACACTGCTTATGTGTCACGC